AATTGGCAAAATGCTTTCTTAGGTTATTTTATCCCTGGTAATTTAGATGTAAAAGCTGTAATTGATACACTGTCAAAAAAACAAATAGTTGGTGTTGCTAATGGGTATGCAGAATGGGGACCACGAGCGTTAGGTAATAGAAGTTTACTTGCTGATCCTCGTCCATCAAACATTAAAGATAGAGTTAACGAAATAAAGCGTCGTCAAATGTATCGCCCATTTGCTCCAGCAGTACTAGAAGAACACGCAGACAAATATTTTAAATTAAAAAAAGCATACGACTATCGTTACATGCAATATGCAGTGGACGTTAAAGACGATTATCCATATCCTTCTACATGTCATGTTGATAATACTGCTCGGGTGCAAATAGTACCAAAAGACGGTAGCAATATACGTAATATATTAGAAGCATGGTATGCAAAAACAAAGTGTCCTGTATTATTAAACACTAGCCTAAATATACGAGGTGAACCTATAGTAAATGATAGGGTAGATGGGATACGCTTTGCTAAAGAATATGATATAACAGTTATTAGTTAAAGTTAGGATTAGTGAAATTAAATTTAACTCCAATTAAATTTTCTATCTTATTTCTAAAATTTTGAGTTGCTGTTAAACATTCTTCAAATGCATTTTTATACACAATACTTTTATCAAATAAATCATCAGTAACACTATTTGCAATTATAGGCGAATGTTTCATAGTGAAAAACTTACTGGGCAATGTTTCACTAATTACAAAAGTTTTTTTACCAAGTAATGTAGACCAATAGGCGCCGTGATAACTACTAGTAAAAACGTATTCGTGATCTGCAATACAGTCTAGTATATCTGTTACATTTTTATTTTTGTTGTTAATCGCAGTGTGTTCGTATGGAAAATTTATTGGTCTTTTCCAATGATTAATTACTAAAAATTTCTTTGTAGGGTTTGTTGCTAAATTAGTAAAAATAGAGTTATGTAAGACACTTGGGCAAGGTGTCCAATCATATCCTGTTACATTGTTATCTCTAATACCAAATAAGTCGTATGGTGCTGTTATATTATTGGTAAAATTAGGACTAATACCAACTCCCCACACTATTTTAAACCTTGCATTTACTTTTTCTAAAATTTTCTCAATTGAACTAGTAAAATGATCGGTTGAAAATATTGCACCTCCCCCAATAAAAAGTACATCAACATCTATATTTGGAATATTATCGTTGTAAACGTCTAGTATTATTCCATGTTTATCTTCTGTTGAATAATGTCTTATAGTGCTGTATAAATCTCCAGCGTTTTCAAAATCTTGCCTAAACAAGTAAGCATATTTTAGTTTTGACATAGATGTTTCCTTAAATTTATCCAAGCATATTCTAATTCTTCTTCTAACCATTCTTTATGACATAGTTCAATAAACCATTGATCTCTATTTGGAGTTGGTAAAGATTCAATTAAAGAGACATTGCTAGTTCCCATTTCATAAGCTAAACTTTCTTCACTAACAATAGATGATGTACCTGCTATTATTGCGTTTACTCCACTATTACTACTATGGCTAATTACACAATGACAATGCGCTAATAACGGTTCTAAATCAAAACTATCGTATGTTTGCTGTATGTGTTTTGGTATATTCCAATCAACTTTATTTTCTTTATAAAAATTGTTATCTACAGTAAAGAAGATGTTTTCTCTATAACGGGGATGACTTCGTATCACAATAGGTCTATCGGTATATTTCCTAACATCTAAAACAACCTGTTTGTAATATTTGTCCATTAACGGCATATTACGCCATTGTTCGCTTTTGCCGTGCTGTCCACATATTAAAACGTAATCTCCTGTATGCCATGGCAAAATGCTTAAGTTAAGCATTTTAGGTCTATCATAATCAAACTTTTCTATTTTAGGAAATATTGCAGAACGAGTAATTCCATTAATTGATAATCGCCAAGTAACGTTTCGAACTAGTCCGCCAACTTCTATTACAATAACAGGTTTATTTTTACTTCTATAATAATCCCAAACATTTTTATTCCTGCTCATTCTGCCATTCCATAAAATACTCCAAATCAATGCTGCATCCGCATCATAACTACATTCAACAGTTTGATCTGTTTTATTCATATAAGAAACAATATCCTGATACAAATTAATCCCATTTGCTGGAACATGGGAAGGCCACACACTTATTCTCATATAATTAATTATATGAATTATTATTACCCTGAGATAGGTAGCCAAAGTAAAGCAATTTGGGTACTAGATGCAATAGCTAAAAATGATAAGAAAACTCAAATTAGCAGAGATATGACTATCAATAATTCTCCTGGTGTTTTTTGGGGACTTGCAAGACAAAATTTTGACTTAATAAAAGAGTATCAAAATTTGAATAAACAGTTTTACTTTACTGATATGCCTTATTGGAACAGATATATGGGTAATAACAGGGATACATGTAGCTGGAGAATAATACCAAATAGTTTGCATTGTAATTGGGTAGAAGATTATCCTAACGATAGATTTAAAAAGCTTAATATTACAGTTAAGGAATGGAGAAAAACAGGAGATCATATCTTAGTATGCCCGAGCAGCAATACTATTAATAGATTTTATAATCAAAATAATTGGTTAAATGATACTTTAGCAGAATTAAAAAAATATACAGATAGACCAATTAAAATTCGTAATAAACCAAGGAATAGTAAAACTAGCGGCCCACTTGCTGCACTAACAACTTTTGAGGAAGACGTTAAAAATGCATGGGCAGTCGTTACATTAGTAAGTATAGCAGGGGTCGAAGCTGCTTGTTTAGGAATACCAGTGTTTTGCAATCTAGCAAGTCCAGTTGCAACTCTCGGCAATACTAATATAGCTAATATAGAATCTCCTTTATTAAATGACAGAACTAAATGCTTAAATACACTTGCGTATTATCAATATACTGAGAATGAACTAAAAGCTGGAATGTGTAAAATTATAAATGATACTTTTTTATCTAAATAATAAGAATCAAAAACAAGCTAAATTTATTAGGTACTTGTTTAGAAGCTACACTGGTGAAAAGCATATTCAACCAACAAATAGATTTGATTCCAATGCAAGATTAAATCTTCAAGCTAAATGGATAGTTTTTGCAGGGATTATTCGAGGTGAAGGGTTAATTTACAAATACTGTAAAGAAAACAATAAAAAATTTTTATATGTAGATCATGCCTATGTTGATCGAGGTTATAATAAAGTTAACGAAGATTTAGAATGGATGAGAATAACACCAAGTTCATTTACTTGGCATCTAAATCAACCAGAATCAAATGATCGTTGGGAAGAATTTTTTGGAAAGAAATATCAACTTTCTCCTTGGAATTCAAAACAAGGAAAAAATATATTAGTATTACCACCAAGTGAAGCAACGAAAATGCTTTTTCCAGAAAGCGAAGAGTGGGTTAAAAACACAATTGAAGAAATTAGTAAGCATACATCGGCACCAATCGTAATTAGAGAAAAACCAGAGCAACCAGTAATTGATACACTAACTAATCAAGTTATTGATAGAAAAATTATCACGTATGAAAATAGTATTGAAAAAGAGATGTTAGATGCAAAGTGTATTGTAACATTCAATAGTGCTGTACCAGTATTAGGAACTATTTTGGGTATACCTTGTTATTGTAGTCCACATGCAGCGGCATACCCAATGAATGTAAATTTAAACTATATAAATGATCCGCCAGAACCAAAAAGACAAGAATGGTTAAATCAACTTGTTTATCACCAATACAAAACAAGTGAAATGAAAAACGGAAAAGTTTGGAAATTATTAGAAAAATATATGAGGTAAAAAATGGAAAATATAACTATAAAAGAAGGTTGGTATTGGCCAACGAAAGATTTAAAATGTTGGCCTTGGTTGCAAAATGAAAAAGATTTGCCTAGAGAAATATCAAATCATGTTTCACAAAAAAGAGTAGCAATACAAGCTGGCGGCAATTGTGGATTTTATACCAAACAATATGCAAGTTTATTCAAAACAGTTTATACTTTTGAACCAGATGAGTTAAACTTTAGATGCCTTGTGTTAAATTTAGAAGGTTTAAATGTCTATAAACAGCAAGCTTGCTTAAGTGATGAACACAAACTAATGGCAATAACAAGCAGCGATAAAAATATTGGAGCATATGCAGTAAACACGAAGGTACAGGGTGTTATCCCAACATTTTTAATAGATGATCTAGCATTAGACGTTTGTGACTTAATACATTTAGATATTGAAGGTTGGGAATTTCCAGCTTTAAAAGGTGCAATTAATACCATTAAAAAATGTAAGCCTGCGATAGCACTAGAATGGATGGATCACGGATCTAAGTTTGGGTTTCCCCAAGCAGAAATTGAATCTTGGTTAAATAATTTAGGTTATAGCAAATCAATTAACATAATGAACGAAAGAGTATTTTTGGCAACATGATATTTCACACCGCAGCAGAACAAAAGTATTATAATGCTTTTTTTAAAAGATGGCATAAAAGCATAAAGTCACGATGTCCTAATGTAAGATTTTCTTTAAAGTTTGTAGGCGAAGTTGATAATACTGATGTTTTGGAATACACTAAAGAAAACGATATCTCTCTCATTTTAGATCCAACTACCCCAGAAGATTTAATCAATACATACGGTTCTATGGAAATCGGCAGAGGGTACTACCCTATGGCAAGATGGAATTCTATACCTGTTGAAGATGATCATGTTTGTGTAACAGATGTTGATGTAGTTATGGTTAAAAATGATCTTGATGAAATGCTAGAACTTTTAAATGATTTTGATTTAGTTAGTATTTCTAGAAATAAGCAACCCAAGATCAACATGATGATGATCAATTATATTAATAAAGATAAATGTCAAACAGTTAGTGACTTTGCTAAATCGTTGATGGATTCAAAAGATTTTAAATGGGATATTGATCTTGAAGTAATGTCTAATATGAAGAAAAAAATGAGTTACACATATCTTCATAGATTAGTTAAGTTTGATTCATCTGCGGGACTAATACCAAAATTATTTACGGATACATCATTTGGTTATTATAGTGCAGTTAGTGTAAGATTTGATAACGTTGAATATGAAGGTGGATACGATTCTAAAAAAGCAAAATATGAGTGGGCAGACAAGCACGATATAATTAATTTTGCCACCAAGCACTTGTTTTCGCGCCAATAGTTCTTTCTGTTTTCTTACTGCGACCAACTTTCTTGCGAGGGCCCTTCATGTGATCCATGTAATCGCCTAGCACACAATTAATAAACGGATGACCTGCTACATACCCAGGAGTTATATTTTGGTTTACCATACCTTTAGATTCATACTCGAGTCTAACGACATCAAATACAAAACTATCGTGCCATTCTTTTAAATTAAAAATAGTATCTTGCCTGTAGTAATTAATAAACGTTTCCCAAAAATCTAACATTAAAGGATGTTGGGTATGATAAACTACCCATCCACACTCGCTATATTGTTTAATTCTGCCAAGATAAGCAACACCAAAATTTTCTTTTGGAAAGTTATTAATTAAAAAATTTTCTGGAACTTTAGTATGAGTAACAGTGTCTGCATCTATCCATACTACACTTTTTCGAGTATTGTTTTTAACTGCATCATACAATGCAAATACTTTGTGACTAAAACGTATAGCATCATATTTAAAATCCTTTGTATTTTCGTTATTTTTAAATCCATTTGCTGCTAGATTATTTTTATGTTTTTCTTTAAAGGCAACTAACTCTTTAACACCTAATAAATCCTTCACTAAGATTCGTTCATTACGCAATGATTTATCTAAATCCACATTTTCAGTGTATACTATTATTTGTTGATTAGTTGGCCAATTACGTAAAAATGTTGCTAACATTTTTTTACCGTATAAATCGTAACCTTCTTTATTAAACGTTGTTACTAGGATGTAATTGTTCATCGTTACCAACTTTTTATAAAATCTGCGCGTTCGTCATACCATTGTTGACTATATTCACAATTTTCATAACCGGGCATGAATGGCATTCCTAAAGTATAATGTATAAAGCTAGGGTGGCCATCTTCTGGTTCTTTATAATGCCCAACTAGCCAATTCCATTCATGATGCAATTCACCAATATCTTCATCGTCCAACCATTGGAAACGATGCAAGTAACTCATTTCCTGTTTGTTCATAAACTCTGGATAAAGATATTGTTTATTTTTTGGATGAGCGCAATTAAACAGCATACAGCTACTCCAATTTTTACGTGGATAAGCGTGTTGAACTTGTCCATCCATTTTTGCTACGCCATCTAATACACTGTAATCGTGCTTAACAACTTGTACGGCATAACGATCATCAGCTAAATCAAACAATTTATTGACATCTTGACGAGCTAAAAAGTCGCAATCTATAAACACAGCCCACCCTTCATACCCATTTAGATAAGGTATTAAGAATCGAGTAAATGTAAATTGTGTTGAGGCTTTTGGATCATCAGGACGAGTTACTAACCCTTGTGCTTTTAATTCATCAAGTTTAAGTGGCAAAACTTCGATGTTGTTACTTAAACGATGTATACTATGTTTACAAACTTGATAAGCTATATCTTCTCTAGGATCCCATCCAATGTAAACTCGTCTCTTCATAAATGATATACTCCAATAAATGTTAAATAGTAGTATATTTAGTGTTTGGAAGCAACATGATTGTAGGAATTTGTACTGGGGGATTTGACCCCGTCCACAGCGGGCATATAAATTATCTAAAAGCCGCGGCAGAACATTGCGACTTATTAATAGTAGGTGTTAACAGTGATAAATGGTTAGAACGTAAAAAAGGAAAATCTTTTATGCCTATAGAAGAACGTGTTGCTGTTTTAAGTGCAATGCGTAATGTTGATAAAGTTATCACTTTTGATGATAGTGATGGATCAGCTAGAGACGCTATACGTCAAGTAAAAGCAATGTACCCAACTGCTATTATAAAGTTTATGAATGGCGGCGATAGAAACGGTGAAAATATTCCAGAGTTAAGCGAGGACGTTGAATTTTTGTTTGGTGTAGGCGGCGATAACAAAGCAAATTCTAGTAGTTGGATACTACAAGAATGGAAACATCCAAAAACAATTCGTCCATGGGGTTATTATCGTGTGTTACACACTGAAGGCACACACATTAAAGTAAAAGAGTTAGTAGTTGAACCAGGGAAAAGTTTAAGTAGTCAACGACATTTACACAGAGCAGAATTTTGGATTGTAAGTAAAGGTTGTGCTGCTGTTGGTATTGGTGAAAAAGAATCGGTTATTCATTTGCACGAACAACAAGAAATACATATAGAAACAGGGCAATGGCATAGGCTTTTTAACGATAGTAAAGAACCAGTCCATATTGTTGAAATACAGTATGGAGCGAAATGTGAAGAAGAAGATATACAAAGGAGATCTTTTAGTGTCGATTAGTAAACTTTATATAAGTCACGTTGATGCTGATTTCAAAAAGATACCAGGTATTTTTTTAAATAACAAAAATTTAAATAAAATTTTACATGATAATTCTTATCATGTATGCAAAACATCTCCTGTTGATTTATCGTTTAATAATTTTGCAAATGTAATTGATTCAACACAAACATTTGAAATTGTTGATATTGATGATACTGTTTTTTTAAATCTTAGCGATATTGATTTTTGTACTTATGGTAGATTTTTTGTTTTATTACAAGAATCAAATAAACCTATTACTAATTTTCAATTTATTGAAAATTTATTTTATGAACGATTTGCTATAATTGATAAAAATAGAAAGACTAATAACAAAACACTCTGGGTAGCTGGTTGTTCAATTACAGCAGGTACAGGAGTAAACGAAAATGAAAGATTTGGGGATATTTTAAGTAAACAATATTATGTAGATTACGATTATATTAACATAGCAAAATCTGCTTCTTCCATATGGTTTCAAGCCAACAAAATATTACAAGCAGACATACAAGCAAATGACATAGTTATTTGGGGAATCACAGCTTCTAATCGTATTGAATATATTGAAAAAGACGGGGTGATAAAATCTATATCACAAGGCAACGATAAATTTGGTGTAGCTAAATTAGAAAAATCTCAGCAATTTTGGAATGAAGAATATTTCTATAGCAAATTGCTTTACTTATCAAATATTAATTTAATAATTTCTGTAATCAACTGTTGTAAGAAAATAGGGGCTAAATTAATTTTGGTTAACTTTTTAGAAATGGAGATTGTACCGTTAGCTTTTAAAAATTTAAATATTTTTTTAAACATCACAAAAAATAGCGGATTAATTGAAAAAAAATTTTTAGATTTTGGAATTGATAGCATACATCCTGGACCAAAACAACATTTAGAGTATGCAGATAAAATTCATAAGTTTATACAAGAAAGGTATTTTAAATGAAGAGTGGAAAAGTTTGGGGTAACACAGAATTACTTGAGGCAAATGGTGTATTAGAATTTCACCGTGCGGAGATAAAAGCAGGATATAGATGTTCAAAACATCTACACAAATATAAGTGGAATGGATTCTTTGTCGAGTCTGGCGTACTTGAGATACATGTTTGGAAAAACAACTATGATCTAGTAGACATAACTGTACTAAAAGCAGGGGACTATACTAAAGTTCCACCTGGTGAAAAACATATGTTTGTGTGTAAAGAAGACTGTGTATGTTTTGAATTGTATTGGGCAGAATTCGCTCACAATGATATCGAACGAGATAGTGTAGGTGGAGAAGTATAATCTCATAGTAGTTAAATGGGGAAACTTGTATGGTCCTGAATACGTTATAAATTTGTATGAAGGAGCAAAGAGGTATACTACAGTCCCATTTAACTTTTATGTTTTTACTGATGATACTGAAGGATTGCCAAAGGATAAAAATTGGCAGTTTAAAAAATTGCCTAAATTTATACTACCGGCAAATAGAGCTTGGTGGTATAAAATGGAAATATTTAATCAACTGCACGATTTACAAGGCAAAAACTTATATATAGATTTAGATGCAATTATTATTAAAGATCTTAAAATTTTTTGGGATTTGATCCTAACAAACGGGTTGTATATTTGCAGGGATTTCAATAGGCAATTTTTGCCAAGCTACCAACATTGTAACAGCAGTGTGTTGGGTTGGAAAGATAACAGTTTTGATTACTTGTATAGAAAGTTTTCAAACAACATAGCTGAAAGTACAAAAAAGTTTCGAGGTGATCAAGACTTTATACAAGCATATGCGGGTTCAAGAATATTTTGGCCAGATGACACAGCAATGAGTTGGAAATGGGAATGTTGGCGTCGAGGAAAAGTTGGCTCAAAAAATTACAAATCAGATAAGCTGCAAACATTTATTAAACAAGATACACGCATATTAGTATTTCATGGTCAACCAAAACCACATGAATGCGAGGATAAACGTATGATTGAACTTTGGCGAGGAACAATAAAACACAAGTAAATTTCCGCAGTGTTTCCTTTAAATAATTTAGGGGAACAAAATGAACGCTCATGCCAAACTTCGCAAGCTAGTAAACAGCGCAGATAATTCATGTAGTGTTTTTACTCCAACCCCTTTACAAGTTGCTCGAACATATAACATACTCAACAAATGCATCTTTAACGGTAAGTTGAAAAAACCCAACATTATAATTAAACCTTTAGAAGAAATATGGGCACTATGTGAGGGTGATATCTATACAGGTGATGATCGTTTTGAAAATGATCCCGTTTGTCATAGGATTATTTTACACCCACAATTTCCAACACGTAAATTTTTTATAGAAGTACTGGCACACGAAATGGTACACCAATATCAATGTGAATACTTAAACAGAATGGACCACGGACAAACGTTCTGGGAATGGGAAGAAAAGCTAGGAAAATACAACTTACGATTGTTTTTGGCTAAAAATAGCTAAATGCTTGTTTTCATTACAGAATTTTTTTGATTGACATTTGGACACAATATAATACAATGCTTATAAATAAAGCAGTTAGGAGCAATTAATGCGCGTTAATGAAGTTGTACGCCTTGAAGGCAAGAAGTTGCATGAAGCACTGGAAAAGGAAAACAGCACTGGTGTTGCTACTGCTAACCTTGTAAAGATTGTTGAGGCGCACCGCGCGGATAATTGGCAACGTTTTGAAACTAACGAAGCGTTTGATGCTTATTTGGATAGCTTGGCGGAAAAGTAAGTGTCTGTAGTATTTGAGGTAAGTCCGCTTTTCCAAGAATCTGTTATCGTTATGAAGGCGAGACTTCCCAATATTATTGATTTAATTAGGGATTTTCGTGATTTTAAATCCGCAAATCCGCTTGCCGCATACGGAAATAGCGATAAATCTTCTGCCCCAGATGGCAACTTTAATCAAGAAGTTCCTAAAATTCGTCATGCTCATTTAACACATGACGTAAGTATTTGGTACACTATTTCTGGAAAAAACCCAAATGTTATAAGACTTTACGGGGTATTTAGTCACGACCAATCCGGAACTGGTCAGCCCCCTGCCAGAAATGTTCAAAAAAAGCTTGCTAAAAAGATGGCAAAACAGACGTTTATTCGAGCGTAAATTACAACTAAAAATTGTGCCAAAAAGATGCTTTTTTTGGTTGACACACCCAATATAGGCTGTATATTAAGGATATAACAGCAAAGCAAGGAACTAGCAAATGGCTTACGTAGTTTATGAAGTTGAGTCCACCCGCATTGCTACCCCCAAGCCGTACGGCAAGGAATACTACGCCACTGAAGGTGCCGCAAAGGCGGCTAAGACGCGCATGGAAAAGGGCAAGCGTTGGGCTGGTAAGCAGCTTGAGGTTGCAGAAATTACTGTTTATAAGACGCTTATTGAAAAGATGGTTGAGCGCACGAACCTCATGTCGGGCAAGAAGTATATGGAAAGCGTGAACACGCCCAACTATTGCAGCCCCGCTAGCGAAGCTTATTGGAGCATGTAAAAATACCAGTTGACACACTCCTACAGTGTGCTAATATCCAACTATAACGAAACTAGGAGAACATTTAATGCAGTACGTGACCATTAAGAACGGCAGCTACCGTAACGCCCCCGTTGTTGACACTGTGTTTCCGCTTATTAAGCCTTACCAAACTGGCGCTAAGGGCGGCTTTGTTACAGTTGATGCGCGTGATGTGATTGGGTTTGAGGGCTCGCCCGGTATTGTGCGTATTAAGGTTGAACCTGGTAACTATGAGGTTGTTGGAGAAAAGATGTCGTTGGAACCGATCCAGGTTGAAACTGCTCCGGTTGTTGAAGAGCCGGAAGAGCAGGTGATCGAGCGTATTGCTGAACGCTTTGCTATCCTTGAGGAGATGACCCGCGCTACCATTAACGGCGATGTCCGTGCGATGATTGTTGTGGGTCCGCCCGGCGTTGGTAAGTCGTTTGGTGTTGAAGCTGAGCTGCAAAAGAACGGTCTTATTGACCAGCTTGCGGGACGCCGTGCGCGTTACGAAGTTGTTAAGGGCGCAATGACCCCGATTGGTCTGTATGCCAAGCTGTATGAGTACAGTGAGGAAGGCAACGTTATTGTGTTTGACGACTGTGATAGCATCTTGCTTGATGACGTTTCCCTTAACGTGCTTAAGGCTGCACTCGACAGCTCCAAGAAGCGCACCATCCACTGGAACGCAGACAGCCGACTGCTCCGCAGTGAGGGCATTCCCAACAAGTTTGACTTTAAGGGTGCAGTGATCTTTATTACTAACATTAAGTTCGACAATGTGCGTAGTGCCAAGCTTAAGGATCACCTTGAGGCGCTTATGTCCCGTTGCCACTACTTGGATCTTACGATTGATACGGTGCGCGACAAGCTGCTCCGCATTAAGCAGATTGCACAGACGGGTACGCTGTTCCCTGCTTACGGTATGACCAACGAGCAGGAGCAGGAGATCCTGGACTTTATGTTCGATAATAAGGACAAGCTGCGTGAGATCTCGCTGCGTATGGCGATTAAGCTTGCAGACCTGCGGCGCATGAGTGCTAACCGTTGGCAGGCGATTGCAATGAACACCTGCATGAGAAGTCGGTAAAGTTTCCCCCTACCGTTTCTCCTAGGACGGTAGTAACTTGAGGGCAGTGGCAACACTGCCCTTTTTTTGTATTGCTATTACAAAATAGAAAGCATATATTAACAGCATGGCATTGACATATCTTGAAGATTATATTGAATTCCTTTATGGCTCGTTGAATAAAAATGGAGAATCTGCCTCCGTTTTATACAAGCACCTAACATCAAACGATACGATTAAACTGGCTACATATGATCGTAGCCCAGTTACAAGTATGGGAAGTTTTTGTGCTAAAACAAGAATTCAAAAAGAGCAGGAATGCTTGACTGATCGCCAAGTTGATCTAGCAAACAAGATAGTCTACAAATACAAGAGACAATTGGCAACTATTGGAGTGACCTTACCTGATGAATCCGTTGGGTTGCCACTACGTCATGGTGTTAGGAAGATTGACCGTTCCAAATATTTGAACCATAACGTTGACGAAAAAACAGTCACGTTAAAGTTTCCATATGATCCCGCTAAGATTAGTTCCCTGCACAATTATGTCCAAAACAGTGCAGGAAATGTTGAGTGGGATAACACCAAAAAGGAATGGAAGATGGACTTAACAGAGGGCAATCTTCTAAAAATCTTGGAGTTATTCAAAAGCGAAGATCTAAAGATCTCTGAAACTTTAGAACCGTATATTGTTGACTTGTATAGTGCAACACCACGCAACTTGCCTTCGCTCTACTTACGCGATAATGCAATGCGTTTGGAAAACTGCCATAGCAGCGTTGAAGATTATCTAATTTCTAAAAATTGGAATCAAGATGATGTAAGCAACTTGTCTTATTGGGCATCAATAGCAGCAGGTCTTGCACTGCGTATTGATGAATCTGTAAAAGAAGAGTTGTCTAAACACTATACTAATAGTGTAGTTGATATTATAACTCAAAGAAAAGTAACACTACCAAGCAACAATCAACCTGATGGCGCTTGGTACAATACTTTGCTTGAAGCAAACCGTGCTTTAAACAAGAATCCTTGGATACTGCATCTAAACTGGTGGACAAATAAAACAGATTGGTCACCGTTTAGTAATTTGATTCGTCCTCTTACAAAGGATAGAAATCAATTTAGGGTATCCAAAGAATTTGCCGATCTTCTAACTAGCAATCAAAATGCAATTGTCATTGTTGATTCAGTAGTAGGCAGAGATGCTGTACGTAATTTTATTGAAAACAACTCGATAAAAATTGTATATATAAGTGATATCGGGCATGATCAATGAAAAAATGTAAACTAGTAATTAAGGATGAGGTAAATGTAAAGTTTGAAAATCTTGACCTTGAAATGCGTAAGCTATTAAGCAAGAAGTTCAAATATCAAATACCATATGCTAGGCATTTACCAGCAGTGAGACTAGGGCGTTGGGATGGGTGCGTAGCCTTCTTTCAATTAGGAGGCAGCACCTATCTTAATCTTTTGCCTGAAATATTTCCTATACTAGATCAAAAAGGATGGGAAATTGATTTAGAAGATTTGCGCCAAGAGAAGCCAGACTTCAACTTTGCAACAGTGACCGAAGATTCGTTTAGTCACATAAGTTGGCCTAAAGGACATCCACAAGCAGGGCAACCAATTGTTTTACGAGACTACCAAGTTGAAGTAATCAATGGGTTCTTATCTAACCCTGGATGCTTGCAAGAAGTTGCTACAGGCGCAGGCAAAACTATTATGACTGCTGCACTCAGTAGTCGTGTTGAACCATATGGTCGTAGCATTGTTATTGTTCCAAACAAAAGCTTAGTAACACAAACAGAAGCGGACTACATCAATTTAGGATTAGATGTGGGAGTGTTTTTTGGTGATAGAAAAGAGTGGAACAAGACACATACTATTTGCACATGGCAAAGTCTCAATAGCTTGTTTAAGAAATCACGCGATGGCGATATTGAAGATCTAGCTACATTTGGTATTGAAAAGTTTGTCGATGGCGTAGTTGCAATCATTGTTGACGAAGTGCATATGGCTAAAGCTGATGCACTTAAGACACTTCTTACTGGCGTAATGTCTAACATACCGCTGCGTTGGGGATTAACTGGAACTGTACCCAAAGAAGATTTTGAGTTTATGTCTATCAAGTGCAGTTTGGGAGATGTTGTTAATAGACTTGCTGCTAGCGAACTACAAGATAAAGGAGTACTAGCACAATGTCACGTACAAATCCTACAAACGCAAGAGACACAAGACTATAAGAATTATCAAAGCGAAGTTGCATATCTAGTTACTGATTCAAAACGTTTGGATTGGATTGCAGATCAAATAAAGCTAATGCGTAAAACAGGTAACACACTTATATTGGTAGACCGTATTAATTGCGGACAGGAACTTATTTCAAGGATAGATGATGCAGTATTCGTATCTGGTAACACGAAGGCAAGCCAGCGTAAGGAGGAATATGACGAGGTTGCTGAAGCTAGCGACAAAGTTATCGTTGCTACTTATGGGGTTGCTGCTGTTGGTATTAATATTCCCCGTATTTTTAATCTTGTTCTTGTTGAGCCTGGTAAGTCTTTTGTCCGTGTTATCCAATCAATTGGTCGTGGCATACGTAAAGCAGAAGATAAAGACTTTGTACAAATTTGGGACATCACAAGCAACTGTAAATTCTCAAAGCGACATCTTACCAAAAGAAAAACCTTCTACAATGAAGCAAATTACCCATACACAATACAAAAGGTAAATATTTAATCAAACCCTAAATCAACTATTTCATTAGTTCTGTTAGGGAAATAATCTTCCATTACCCCTTCTCGATACAAGTCTAGGGTAATACAGTGTAGTCCACCATCCCAAAAATATCTGTGTCGCCACGGTACGATAATTGGTTCTATTTTGTGCTTCTTGAAAAAAGCAAACGCTGTTTCGTTGTAGTTGTTAACACAAACATGATGCTCGTCTAGCATCAATACGTTGACATCAAAAACCGATTCTTCACAAAACCCAACCCAATCATTTAACCATGTTTCTACAAATTGTATAAATTCATCGTTATTTTCTTCACCAGGTACCCACCATTTGCCATTTACTTTATTTTTAATTTTTATAAATCCTTCAATAAGGTCCCATGATTGATTTGGTAAGTAGCAAATATCCCAATTTGGAAATGTTTTTTCATACTGTTGAATTTCGTAAAGACTTAAAATTACTCCTGGTTTAAGAGTATGAAATGATCCATCATTGTGCCCACCAATATTTAAGGTATTAAATCTAATATCAGTGTGATTTTTTTTTAAATATTCAATAACTTGATTAGAAATATTTTGTTCTCTATAATCGATATACAAATCTTTTCCTACCAAAGTAGTTGAAGGTGGTGATGGTAATGTTAAATTTTTAATTCGATTCTTGTATTCCTCTTTAATTTCTGGTTTAATTTTTTCAAAATAATTTGGTTTTAGATAATCTTCATAAGTTAACCAATCTTTTCCTGCATGTATGTTAAATTCTTTTTCGCTAATTTTTTTTGATAAATCTGCTGGCAAAGATTGATACAAATCAAGATCTTCCTTGTTATAATTTTTAAAAATGTTTATAAATTCGCCGTTTGCGTCACTGCCGTTACAATACAATTTGTTTCCTAACACAAATTGCCAATCTCTTGGTTGTAAAGGTGCTCGAGGAATGTTTTTTACTTTTCCCCTGTCGATAAAATTCATTATTGATAAATTTAAATCAATGTCTGGTCTTAATACGTTACATCCAAAATCTTTTAAAACTTTTTCATAGTACTCTAAATCCTCTAGAGTTTCCTCAGTAATTTTAGTTAATGCTGATCTAATTTTATCATTTTTAATGTCATGGTAAAAGCTAACAGGATAGCAATTTCCTAACACAACAGTTTTTAAAGTGTGCCATTTGCACCAAACATTATATTGGTTTTTATCTTTTAGCATCTTAGTTTTCTTAATATAAAATACATTTTAAATTTCAGTAATTGAATTAGTTCTATCAGGGAAATAATCTTCCATTACACCTTCTCGATATAATTCAAGAGTAATGCAATGCAATCCACCATCCCAAAAATATCTATGACGCCAAGGAACAATTATAGGTTCAATTTTGTGTTTCTTAAAGAAAGCAAAAGCAGTTTCATTGTAGTTGTTAACACAAACATTATATTTGTCTAACATCAAAACATTTACATCAAACACACTTTCTTCACAATACCCTACCCAGTCATTTAACCAAGTTTCTACGAAATTAATAAATTGATCGTTATCTTCTTCACCAGGTACCCACCATTTGCCATTTACTTTTTTCTTCATTTTTAAGAAATCTGATACTGCATGAAAAGATTGATTTTCCAAATAACATATTTCCCAATTTGGAAATGTTTTTTCATAATTTTTTACTTCTTCAATGCTAATAATTACTCCTGGTTTAAGAGTATGAAAACAACCATCGTGATGTCCTTCAATTACTAGTCTATTAATTCTTAAATCTTGACAATATTCTTTGTAAGTTTCGCAGATAAAATTACAAGTTTTATTACTACCGGTAGTATCTAAATATAAGTCTCTTCCAACTAATGTTGAGTTTCCAGCATCGTCGTAAGTATTAATCATAAATGATGTAATTTCATCAAGTATATTTTGTTCAATATTTTCAAAATTGTTGTTGTAATAATTTTCGTAAGTTGGCCAACTTGATCCTTTTAAAATCTCATATTGATTTTTGGTTAACTTAATTACTTTATCAGTGATGTCTGGTTTGCGATTTTTAAAATTCTCAAAATTGATAATGTCTTTACTATTATATTGATATAATAATTTTGCAATTTCGCCGTTTGCGTCTAATCCTTGTAGATACAACTTGTTGCCAATAATAAATTGATAATCTCTAGGTTGTAATGGTGAACGAGGAATTCCTTGTCTAAAGCTATAGTATTCAGTGCTGTTAACATTAGCAAAATTTAGTATAGATAAGTTTTTATCTACGTGAGGTCTTAGTACAGTGCATCCAAAATCTTTTAAAACTTTTTCGTAGTACTCCAAATCTTCTAATGTTTCCTCGGTAATTTTTGTTAATGCCGATCTAATTTTGTCATTTTTAATATCTTTGAAAAAATTTGGAGAATAACTATTTCCTAACACAACAGTTTTTAGGGGGTCCCACATATTCCAAACATTATATTGGTTGTTCATACTTTACCTTTATTGACTTATAGTAGTATATTACTTATACTGCAAAATATGGACATTTATCATATTTGGGCAAACAAAGAAGGTGATATCAGCGATATTGATTGGTATCATAATCTAAAATCGTTCCTAAATCATTTAGTTTCTGAGAACAAAATGGTAAGCTATCGTATAACTAGATGTAAAATGGGATTTAGAAGTATACCCAATTTGCCAGAGTGGCATATTATGATGGAGTTTACTGATATGACGCAACTTGATGCAGCGTTTAAGCGTGTAGCACCATTAGAGGGCGAACTTGAAGCAAAGCACAAGTCGTTTAATCAGTTTGTTGCAGATGATATTCAACATGCATTATACAGGGATTGGCCAGATGAGATACGCTAGAATTGATTTAACGAAAACAAATTATCAACGCCTAACTCCTCCAGCAACTAGATTTTTGCAAGGTCATGTTAATGTTCAAAATATGAACACACTTTATAAAAAGTATTGCCAATATAAGAAATTTAAAAGTGTGATGCCAATTTTTGATAGCGAATACAGAGACGAGAAAAATCATATTCATGGATACTACGATCCAATTACTGATAAACTAATTGCTTTTAGTCTTATTCGCGTTTATGATACGTCTAATGTCGAAGCAATACAGTTTGCTTGGGATTATGAAAAACCTGAACTCATGTTGGGTATTGAAAGTCTAAAAAATGAGTGTGCTTTTTATAAGGAAGCAGGATTTAAATATTATTATCTGGGCGGCGCTGATGAATACAAAAAACAATTTGATGGGTTTGAAATATTAGGTCCAGCATGATAGAACAACTAAAAGCAGATGTTGCTACTTGGATATTAGATTGGGTAAGTGTGCATAATGATGCACTAGGAGTAACACCTTGTCCTTTTGCTAAACAAGCATTAATTAATAATAAAATTGATTTTACAATTGCTGGTAATTTAGAAGTGTTGGTTAGCTTGCTTGAGATGATTGCTAAAACAGGACTAAAAAGCGAAGTACTAATTATAGGCATGCGTAAAGAAGCTATACATCATAGAGAGTTATCAAGTGTAGTGGAATTAGCCAATGTCAAACATTTAATGCCAGCAGGTTATGTTGCATTGGAAGACCACCCCGATGACGAAGAATTTGTTAACGGGGTCAAGATGAATCAAGGCACCTGGGCGTTAATTTTAATACAAGCTACAGAAAAACTAAATCAAGCATCGCTGGTCTTGCAAAAGCAAGGCTATTATGACAACTGGACACAAGAAGAATATAACGATGTTGTCAGTTGGAGATTTAAGAAAGAAAAAGAATGAAAATTTTAACTGCCGAAAATACTAGTTATGAAATGAATGAGCTTCCAGAGTATGTAGAAGATCTTAGATTCTGTGTACTTGATAATAGTGATCCTAGAGATCCAGATTATTTTTTCATACCGCTAGTGTTTTTGGAAACATTTAATGATCCAGCACTAGTACTAAAAATAGGAAAACATACCATAAAGATGCCATATAACTGGCAACTATTGATTGGTGAACCTGACTATGGTGATCTAGAAGTTATACCGCTTACACGGTTAAATGATAGAAACTTTAAAGCGTTTACATTTAATCCAATTACAAATGCGATTCCAAAATATGAAACGATACAGATTTTAGATGTATATCAAGATGTAAAATGGTATTTTCCTAAATTAAAGATGGGTCAAATATTAGCTATACCTCTAGATGAAAGTCCTAACCCTCCTTGTGCATATTTTGTAAAAGAGATTTCTAAACAAAGCGAAGTAGTGGATATTACAAAAGCATGGTAAAAAAGAACGAAGATTCAATCAGTTTAGATAATGTACTTCCAGCAATTGATCGCAAAGATATTGATTGGTGGGAAACACTTACACCTGGACAACAGAAGAAGTTCCCAGCCTGGTTGTATATGCGTTATGCATCCAATGTAAAAGGTGATGTAGATTTAGCAAGATATTATATTCTTGCAGTAAATGAACGTGTAAACAAAAAGTTTAATGATGTTCGAAAGCACAGCAAATTACAATACTTGTTAATGACAAGTGCTAGTCCAGGTATGGGCAAGCAATTTCATCAATATCTTGCTCCGCCTAAAGGAACTAGATCAAACAAAAAGCAACTTAAGATATTAGAGCAATTGTTTCCAAACGCAAATGATCTAGAGTTAGATGTGTTAGCTGAAGTTAATACAACAAAAGATATAGAAGAACATTTGATTTCTCTTGGTTGGACTGACAAAGAAATCAAGAATGCGCTGTCCACAAAAGATACAGACGACGAATAACTTTTTATGTAATATATAATTGTAGAGGATATCTACAATTATGGCAAAGTCAAAAGGTGTTATGAGCGAGTTTCTAGAAATTATCAAAGAGGCAAAAGCACAAGGCCCTATTGATCAAAATCATGTTTGTCAATATTGTGGCAAAGCATTTGTACGTGAATCAACATTAGCAGCACACGTTTGCGAAAGTAAACGCAGGTATCAACAAAAAGAAGAAGTAGGGGTGCGTCTTGGATTTCAAGCTTGGTTGCGTTTTTATGAACTAACACAAGGTGTTTCAAAAAAGAAAACGTATGATGACTTTATTAAAAGCTCATATTATATTGCTTTTACAAAGTTTGGTCGCCATCTTCATAATATCCGTGCTATAAACCCAGCAGCGTTTATTGAGTATGTAATCAAAAATAATAAAAAATTAGATCATTGGTGCAGAGATAAATTGTATGAAGAATACTTGCTGCAATATCTGCAGCGAGAAAATCCACAGGATGCACTTGAGCGTGGCATTATTGAAATGCAAACTTGGGCAGATGCAGAGCAAAGCGTAGTAAAAGACTTTTTTCGTTATGCAAATACAAACAAAATTGTTAGTATGATTGTAAATGGGCGTATTAGTCCATGGTTAATTTATTGTAGTGATACCGGACAATCTTGTTTGGGAAAGTTTAATGATGAGCAGATCGCAATAGTTTACCCTTGGATTGATCCAGAACTTTGGCAACGTAAATTAAAGACTTATGCTGCTGATGCTGAATGGTGTAGAGAAGTTTTAAATCAAGCAGGTTTTTAATGCGTTGGAAATCTGAAACATATAAAGAAAAAAAAGAACGTTTAGAAAAATGGCGTAAATGTTTTGCATGGTTACCGGTTGTTATTGACGGCGAACGTGTTTGGTTAGAATGGGTATATAAAAGGACTAAGATGTATCATGGTGGCATGGGAGATACTGTGTATGAAACCGAGTACGGAGACGCAATGTCGATCCTCAAAAAACAAAAGTTTGATGGAGAATACGATGGGCTTGAGTGATGATCCCGCCACGTGGCATCGCAGTGTTCATAGTCCATATAGCGGTACTGCGTATCTTAATCCAACTTTTAGTCCATGGGAAGAATGGTTCGCATGGTACCCTGTAAAGAAATATTTTTATTTTGAAGATGCTGCATTACTTGGTATAAAAGCTTATCGTTGGATATGGTTAAAAAAGATTAACAGACGTAAAGTAACGCATGGCCCTGCTTTCGTAGGTGTATCTAAAACTGATTGGGAATATGCTACATTAATGGAATTACTAAAACATGGACATTGATATTGACATTGGCAATCGAGATAACTTACTCAAGTTAATCAAACATGTTCCTGCTGCTATTAATAGAAACAATACCTGGTCTAAACACAATACAGGTGTTTATGTAACACAGATACCAGTTGATCCTATATCTAACTTTGCTACTATCGATTATCAAACAGCAGAAGATATTGGATATATCAAACTCGACATTCTCAATCAATCAGTATATGAACAAGTCAAAGATGCAGAACATTTAGATAAGTTACTTTCAACTGAACCAATGTGGGAAATGCTGCAATACAAGGAATTTGTAGATCAAGTAGTTCATATAGGTAATCATTATGATACTATACAGCGTATACCAGAACCTATTAATAGCATTCCCCGTATGGCGATGTTACTCGCTATTATTAGACCAGCAAAACGACATTTAATTGGTAAAACGTGGAAAGAAGTTGGATTAGATGTTTGGAATAAACCAGCAGATGATGCTTATTACTTCAAAAAATCACATGCGGTTTCTTATGCACACTTAGTTAAGATACATATGAACTTGTTATGTAGGCTTGCGGACTAATTGAATCATCTTACGTTTAGTACGTTTACCAGCTATTTCATGTAAACGTACAGCATGTCCTGCAAGTATTTCACACTCTTTAGTAATTAAAGTTTTAACGCAATATCTAAATTGTAACCAATCATCTTTTAGGAATATATTAATGGGTATCATACGATTTGATTCCCACCACCATTGATTAGCTAATTCTAAAAACATTTTCTTATGATCGTCGGTTTTTAATGTATTGTAATCATATATTGTAGTTACATCAACGTCTTGATTTTGTACTATACACACGTATTCAATATCAGAATAACGGATGATGGCAAAAAAAGGATATTTTTCTAATAATTGTTGTAAAGCTTCATCCATTCTAACTTTACTTATACCAAAAATATCTTTTGATTTGTTGACTAGAACACAGTTAATAACTATATTAAAGTGTTATGAATTCTATCCAAGAAGCTATACGTTCAGTTATACCTGTAAAGCATAAAAATGCAAGTAAAGGATGGATCAGTTTTAATGCTCCATGCTGTACCCACAATGGCGAAACACCGGACAAAAAAGGTCGCGGTGGTATGCATTTTGATAATAGCGGTGTTGTTTATCATTGCTTCAATTGTGGTTATAAAACAGGATGGCGACCTGGGTTGCATTTTGGGTTAAAAATACGCAAGCTTATGGAATGGATGGGCATGGACGAAGGTCTCATAATGAGATTACAGTTTGATGCACTACGGGATTTGGATGAAGAAGTTGTATACCAAGAGCGTATCAAAGAAGCAATACAATTTGAATCACGTGAACTTCCAGAAAACACAATTGATTTAAAAGATGCAACCAATCAAGATGCGTTAGATACAATACAATATTTAAATAATAGAGGGTTTTATCTAAATGATTTTGATTGGATGTGGAGTAGTTCTGAAGGTTATAATCGCAGAGTAATAATTCCATATACATGGGAAAACAAAGTAATTGGATACACTGCTCGCAGCATTGATTATCAAAGAAGTAAAGGAAAGTATATACAACACGTTGGAAGCGATTATGTATTTGGCATAGATCAACAAAAGCGAGACAGTAAATTTGCTATTGTAGTGGAAGGTGTGTTTGACGCAATACCACTTAACGGACTTGCAGTTCTTACTAATGAAGTTAGTGATAAAAAAGCAGAAATAATCGATACGTTAGGTAGAGAAATTATTGTTGTTCCAGATAAAGATAAATCTGGTAAACACTTAGTTAATGCTGCATTAAAGTATGGTTGGAGTGTAGCATTTCCAGATTGGCAGGAAGATGTCAAAGATTCTGCCGATGCTTGCTTACGTTATGGTAGACTTTATACAATGCGTTCAATACTTGCAACAAAGCAGTCAAACAAGCTAAAGATTGAACTCTATAAAAAAAAGAATAGGTTTTAAATAATGTGGCATTTTCATGGGTGTAGTTTAAGCACAGACAACTACGTTAAAAACAAAGATGATGCCTACCCACGATTAGTAGGCAAACACTTCAATCAAACAGTTGATATAAAGGCAGTTATGGGTAACTCAAACCAAACTATCTTTTCGTGTGCAATTGACTCTTTGTTAGACGATTCTGTTAACACGGTGTTTGTGCAAATTACTACCCCCGGGAGGCAAGCATTTTATCACGATTACAAATGTATAACATCTACTCTAGGTAAAACAAGCTATGAAATTCCAAATAAAAAGTGGCAAACATTTCTAGACGTTTTCAACTTACTTGATCAAGAATACAATCAGTTTGTTCTATTGTCACATTATGTGCCGCGGCTTGCTAAACTTGCAAGCATAACAGGAAAGCATCTACATTTTATTAATGGATATATGACTATTGATCCTATATTTTTTAGCGACAACAAAGATGTAAATTACTATTTGTTAAACGACGATACAAAACGTATACTAAACTTTAGCAATAAACCAAACGATAATATAGCGGCACAAATTGTTGACATAAAGCAGAAGCTAGCTTGTATGAAAGATACAAGTTGGGTAACGATAGTTAACCCGTTAAGGGACTATGCAGTTGATAAAGGGTTAGATGGATCGCACCCAGGGGTAAAGTCAAATAAAATTTTTGCAGAGATAATTATTGAATACTTAGAAAAAAAGCATGATAGATAGCAAATACTCGGTAGATCTACAAAAACTATTCTTAGAAATAATGTTGGCTGATGCACAATCATTTGTGCGTGTACAAAACATTTATGATCCCGTAAACTTTGATAAGAGCTTACGTGCAGCAGCAAACTTTTTGCAGGAGTATAGTAAGGATTATAACTCGTTGCCAACTATTGAACAGATTAAAGCTAGTTCAGGTGTAAACTTGCAAAAGCTTGATGCTGTGGATGAAAGTATGGTTGATTGGTTTATGGATGAGTTTGAGTCTTTCACTAGACATGAAACGCTGTTGCGTGTAATTCTTAAGAGTGCCGATCTTATTGAAAAAGGCGAATATGATCCAATTGAAAAGCTAGTCAAAGATGCAGTGCAAATTTCATTAACAAGAGATTTAGGAACTGACTACTTTGATGATCCCCGTGCTAGGCTTATGAAGCTTAAATCTAACAACGGGCAAATGAGTACTGGTTGGCCAACACTCGATAGCAAACTGTATGGCGGTTTTAATAGAGGCGAACTAGAAATCTTTGCTGGCGGATCTGGTGCAGGTAAATCTTTGTTTATGCAAAACCTAGCTGTTAACTGGATGCTAGCTGGTATTGATGGTGTATACATTACATTAGAGCTTAGTGAAGAACTTTGTTCTATGCGTATTGACAGCATGATTACAGGTGTTGCAACTAAGGAAATCTTCAAAGACCTCGACACAGTTGAAATGAAGATCAAGATGGTTGGCAAAAAATCTGGTAATTTACGTATCAAATATATGCCGGCACAAAGCAATGTAAATGACTTACGTGCATATTTGAAAGAATTACAAGTACAAACTGGTAACAAGATTGGTTATTTGTGCGTAGATTATCTTGATCTTCTAATGCCAGTTAGCGCAAAGGTTAGCCCATCAGACTTGTTCGTTAAGGACAAATATGTATCAGAAGAGCTACGTAACTTAGCAAAAGAATTAAACATTGTACTTGTTACAGCTTCCCAGCTTAACAGAGGTGCAGTTGAAGAAGTTGAATTTGATCACAGTCACATCTCGGGTGGTATTTCTAAGATCAATACAGCAGACAACGTATTTGGTATCTTTACAAGCCGTAGTATGAAGGAGCAAGGGCGTTATCAACTACAGCTTATGAAAACACGTAGTTCTAGCGGCGTTGGACAAAAAGTTGAATTGGAATTTGATCTTAATTCAATGCGTATTATTGATAATGGCGAGGATACCCAAAGTAGTTTTAAAAAGCCCAGCAGTTCTATTATGGATAGCATTAAAAATAAGACAAATGTTACCCCAAGTGAGGTTACAGACGTTCCAAAAGTAAATGCTGAGGTACAAAGTGCTAAGTTAAAGCAGATGCTTGCCAATTTGAAAAAGTAAAAAACAATAAATAGTTTATTATGAAACGTAGAACTCGTAGCATACTTGATGAAATCACTAATATTGTCCCAGATCATGATAGGGGCAGCATTATTGAAAGCCGTGCCTTACACATTATTACTAGTGCTGTAAATCTAATTAATTTAATACGCGAAACGTACGATCCTGAAACAGCAGGGGAATTGGAGCGCAGACTGCTAAACAGCATTAGAGGGCAGGATTCAAGCAAGTTCATGCGTGGTATACGAAGGACAGACCGCAATGAAGATTAATGAATTATTAAATGAAGGTCAACAGCTTGATGAAATATTTGGGTGGCTCAAGGGTACAGGTGATCAGATGACAAACAGATACCTTCCAGGTTTTATGCGTAAGTGGAAGGAATATATGACATTAGCACCGCAGACTGGTAATAGTCCAAACAATCCTGAATATAGAGTAAAAGTTTTGAAGCAAATGCTAGCGCGTTATGTAAGGCCAGTTGGTGAAGAAATAGATGTTTTAAATAAACTGATTGCCGACGCCGGGCAAAATATTGCTAATGATAATACAATAAAGCAAATTGCTACTCGTGGAATTGCAATTGCATTGCAGCGAAGAATAGTTCCACCAGAAAAAGAAGCAGCAAAGAAAAAAGTAAAAGCAAAAACTTCTCCAACTAAAACTGCTCCGCCAGCCATTGGAACAGCTCCAATGGCTCCAAAAGTAACTTACTCCATTGCTGTTGGAACTCCTATAAAAGTAACGGATGCAACAGGAGATGTTGAGTATGTTTGGAATGGATCCGAATGGCGAAATGGTAGAACAGGCAAAACAGCTTCGAAAAAAATAGCAAACTACTTAACACAAGCAGCCCCAAAGGTAAAAAAGATATGAGTTTTGAATTTATCCAAGAACTTAGTGAAGCAAAGCTATTCCGCAATCCAACTAAACTAAAAGATGCTAGCGTAGGGCACCTTGCTGATAGTTTCTTTAATGCTATACTTGGTCTAGAAATACTAAAGCACACCGATCCAGCAGCAGCACAAAAGTATGCTAAACAAACCCTTGCTTATGGCAATTTAAATGGATGGCGCAGTTCAGGCAGCGATCTACATAACATAGCACACTTGTTAATTAACAATAGACGTTACACAGATAAATTAGATATTGATAGAGTAGTTACTGTTCCAGAACTACAATTTAAAACATATCTTAAAAATTTAGCACAAGGTAAAAAAGATCCAACATTTGATAGAAAGTTTTTATTGAATTTACAAAAAGGATTAGGTATTAATAGTGCCGGACTTAAATCAGCTCGAAGATTAATTGGTGACTGGCCACGCACATTACCAAATGAAAAACAGTTAGCAGCAACACGAGTTTACATGGGACTACAGCACGATTTACAACAAAGTGACATGTGGGCACCATATACACGAACTATTAAACGAAATAAGCTTTTAATTAAAGATGCTAGCATCCCAGCAAGCATACGAGCAGGAACTCCTCTGTGGGCTAAAATGGCTGTAGCTGGGGTTGCTGGTTATGCAATTGGCAAAAAATTAGCATTGGCATAACTTTTTTTAATCAAATTGCTAAATAAGTACAGCGCACAAAGCGCAGAAACTTAGATAAGGAAAAATAAAATGGCCGGTGTAACAAAAGTAAATGGCGATATGGGTGTAGCAAATGATCCACAGTTCTTTGGTGGATCAAAGATTGCATTCTTTGGTATGATCGTAAAGAACGGTTCAGCTCAAGCAGTTGATATGAGCGGTGAAGGTGGTGTTGGTGAAGCTTGGGAAGCAATTTATCAAGCAATTTCCCTAAAGGGTACTCCAGTACTATTCCAGTACCAGAGTGGTTCTTCAGGCGTAGCAAGTTGGGGCGTTGAGCTCAATGGTGCTGGTTGGACTGCTGCTGATCTTCAAACAGCAATCCGCGCACTTGGTGCTGACGTAGGTGCTAACAGCGTAGACGTTTCTGGTACAACTGTAACAGACGTTGGATTTAAGTTAGCTGCATCATAATAGCTAAAAATTAAAATAAGAAAGCCGCATATATACTGTGCGGCTTTTTTTATGACTAAACATTTGCAATCTAAATATCGTGATCCTAGAATAGAACCGTATGAGTTAGCAAAATTAACTCCTATGGATTTGCATAGTGATGAACGTTGGCTTACTAGAGATTTGCCCCGTATTGTTGAATATGGGTTATGGTATCCTATAACATTGTACAAAGTTACTCCCGTTTGGTGGCACGGACTTTTCTCCAAATGGCGACCAAAGAATAATAGGTATGTTGATCCTATTGTTAACGAAGATGGATTAATTTGGGTAATAAAGATGGGAAGTAATAGATATCAATGTGCCTTGCATTTAGGATACAAAACAATAGATGCTATAATGTTTGATAATGCTAATGATTGTGTTAAACTAACTGTTTGGTTTAGGGAATGCGATCCTTTAAATAATAAAAACGCTCCAGCATATACTGGGGCTTATGAGTACAAAAATGTTATATAGACACCTTTTATTCACCACAGTTGACATTACGCAAACTAATGTAAAAATTAAATCAAATATAGATGATTGGGATTTAAAAAGAAATCAACAACGAAACTTAGATACGTTAATACAGACAATTGGACTTAGAAGTCAGCCCACTAATATTCACATACGTAAATTTCCCAATTGTAAATTACATTATGCCTTAGGAAAAAATCTTCCTGAAATAGCAGCTATGTGGGAAATGGAATTTGATATAGAGCACGAAGGTGCTTTTGGAAAAGATTGCGAGCTTGTTCTAAAAGATTTAAATTACGTTCCTATTATTAATGGATTAACAGAAACTGAACCTGCATTCCCGCCAGTGTTCCAAAGCTATGGAACATTTAAAAATGTCCATATAATATTTTTACCCCGCTAATATAAATATTTTGTGTTGAAAAACACATTAGGCACAATATAGGCACCCATCAACTACTAATTTCAACTAATAAAGGGGTAGAATGTCCTTATCGATTGAAAAACAAAGCCTAGAAGCACACGTTGATTTGTGTGCAGAGAGGTATGCTGGTTTGAAGGACGATTTAGCATCAATGTCCAAGCGAATTGAAAAGCTTGAAGATGGCATGAATGAACGCATGGATAAACTCGAAACTAGCGTTACCGAGATCAAGGATATCTTAACTAAAAAAGAAACTAGTGCCCTACGTAGTATTATTGTTATTGGTTTAGCAATCATAGCTAGTTTAATTGGTACTGTTGGTGGATTAGTTTGGTACGTAGTAGCTCAATAAGAGTATGAAAAGAATCACTATCCTGTCTGGTGTTAACGTTTATATTTCCAACGAAATGATTAATATGTTAGATTTGATAGAATCAAACAAGGAAATTAAGTTTGATTCTTTAGAACTACCGCAAAAAAAGTTGCTTAAGGAATTGCACGAGCGTAACTTATTAGTTAGGAGAAGGAAAAACAATGAAGTTAGCTACAGCATACGATCAGGCATCAATTGGCGATAAACTTAATAACTTAATTCAAGACACTCTTCCAACAATTACATTCCCAATTATATCAAAAGGTAGCGATTGGGTACGTGTAAATGATATCCTAATTAGGGAAACAAACGATACATTTAAAGTTACTCGAAAAGGTGTTTTAATAACTCAATTTGCTAAAAAGTCGTGGGCAATTGCTTATGCTGTGGCGCTATGTCAAAGCGATTTTCAAACTTGTTTAACACTTAAAAATAACAATCTAAGAGTAGAAAAATACTTAGAAGAAATTGAACGTTATACCTATCATCTAGAACAAGCTAAAAATCGAGGTGATATCTATAAGGAAAATATGTTTAGTGACCGTTTAAGTCGCACTATGAGCGAATACATAGCACTTATTGATGAAGTCTCTCCACTAATTAAAAGTCAATCATTTGTATAAATAAGATATATAGTTAGGGATAACCAAATGAAGCTTTCTGATATTGAAAAAACAAATAGTTCAGCAATGAACAAGAAGATGCGAGATGTGTTAGGATGGAATTTAAACTTAGATGCAATGACTGTAAGTTCTGCTACAAGCATGATGGAAAGCATTGACAGCAAGTTAGCAACAGTTCGTCAAAGTCATAAACTACATGAAAGCCAAAATAATCCAAATTATGTTGGTATGATAATGGCAAAGCAAATTCTTGAAAGCTATGTTGCAGAAGCAATAAAGAAGAATGTAAAAGAATCAGAACTTAAAGTTAAAGAAGGTAATAAGTTCAGCGGAGAATTAACTAAAGCAAAAGCTTCTGGAAAAGAAGAGTTTGAAGTTGATGGCAAGAAGTATAAAGTTTCTGGCGGAAAAACTGAAAAGAAAGTTGACGAGTCAAAAAAGAAGGTTAATGAAAAAGCAGTATCAAAGTCACAGCAACAAGCTGCTGGTGCTGCACTAGCTGCAAAGCGTGGTGATGCTCCAAAGAGTAAACTAAAAGGCGCATCAAAAGAAATGATGGGCATGAGCACTAAGGAACTTGAAAAGTTTGCTAAGACCAAGCACAAAGGTCTTCCAAAGAAGAAAGTTTCAGAATCCCGTTTATTTGAAGACGAGCTTGGACAAGCACAAGCAATGCTTGCTGCAAAGGACATGGTAGACTCAATGCAGGACATGATAGAAGATCTAAGCAAGATGCTTAACGAACAGCTTCCTCCACTTACAGACAGTATTCGTACAGCAATTGGTAGCGCAGAAGCAGATAGCTTTAAAGCAAGCGCAAGTTCAACACTTAGTTCATTGCTAACAACTGTACAGTCAAGCAGAGAAGCAATGGATCAAGCTGTACGTTCACTAAGTGGCGAACCAGCTGCTGTAAGTGTTCCAAGTGCCGGTGCAGACATGGACATGGGCGAACCAGATCTAGGTGATGATGATTTAGATCTAGGCGACGAGGATGATTTTGGTGCTAGCGATGCTGCTGTAGGCGGTGATCTTCCAATGGGTCGTGAAAAGAGATAATATAAATGCGTTTGTTTGAGATCGCCCCACAACGAACAGAAGGTCCCGAACCAGTTCTAATGGCTATACTAAGTTACCTTAAGGGTAAAGGCGATCAAAGAGCATCAGGTGTACGTGTACCAATGTCCAGCATTGAAGCATTAATGCAAAATGCTGGACAATCTATTACATATGCTGAAATAGAAGATTTAAGACAAAAAAATCAAACAATTAACAATCTAATTAAAAGCATTAATCAAGATGAAATCATCATTAACACTCAAAGCAATGATGAAGTAAGCGACGACCTAGAGTACCAACCTGGTGACGAACAAGATGTAGCAATGATGGCTAAAAGAGCAGCTACACGTCGTGATTAATTTGTTATTTTAAATAAAATCATTTAAACTTAATAGATGTTATTAAAATCAATTTACGAGTATTCTAGTATTAAAAGAATACAATCTGATATTGGTCGTCAATATCTTACACCTGATGGTAACAAAGTTCCCAGCGTAACTACCATATTGGACAAAACAAAACCAATCGAAAAAGTCCAGGCACTAAACGAATGGCGTAACCGCGTTGGTCATGCACAAGCAGCAGAGATTACAAAGAATGCTGCAAATCGTGGCACTATCATGCACAAGCGATTAGAGGAATATATTGCAGGAGAAATGAAACCCCCTGGTTCAAATGTTGTTCATGCTCAGGCTGCTAAGATGGCAGATGCAATTATTGAACAATATATGAAACCATTTGTAAGCGAAGTTTGGGGAAGTGAAGTAAACTTATATTATACTGGTCTTTACGCAGGCACAACAGACTGTGTTGGTGTTTGGAAAGGTGCTCCAGCTATAATGGACTTTAAACAAACCAATAAGCCAAAGAAACGAGAATGGATTGAGGATTATTTCCTACAATTATCTGCTTATGCTCATGCTCATAATCACATATATGGTACAGAGATTAAACAGGGTATTATTCTTATGTGTTCTGGAGAAATAGAAACACAGCTATTTGAACTTAATTTAGAAGAGTTTGATAAGCATAGTGATTTATGGTGGCAACGAGTTGAGCAATATCATCTAAAAAATACATAAATAGTTAGATATAGCAGGATAACGAAATGCCAATCATTACTATTAGCAAGATTCAACACAGATATGGTTTAGGGGAAAATTTACCACAATTGTCAGCAGCAGAATTTGGTTGGGCAATTGATCAACGTAGATTGTTTATTGGTAATGGTCCAACAAGTGAAGGTGCCCCAAGTATTGGTAATACAGAAATTTTAACCCAATACAGCAACCTTTTAGAAGTAGCACAAAATTCCTATACTTATAAGGATGTTGCTGTTGGATATGAAGCAGTAACTGGCCCAAGCCCAGCATCGCCAACTACACGTAGTTTACAAGAAAAGTTAGACGACTTTGTTAACGTAAGAGATTATGGTGCTTTAGGTGATGGCGTTGTGGATGATACTGAAGCTATTCAAAGAGCGTTATCAGATTTATATACAAGGGACGCAAATCCTGCAGTTAGAAGAATACTTTATTTTCCTGCAGGAAAATATTTAATTAGCGATACTATTAAAATACCTCCTTATGCTACATTACAAGGTGAAGGTAAAAATTGTACAATTTTGTTTACTACAGATGACTCATTAGATTGTGTAGCACGTATTGCAGATAGTAAATTACAAGTTGGTTCATCAATTGGTATGAATGGTGCAGTACTTCCAGTATATATTACAATAAATGATTTAACTTTTAACTCCAACTCATATGATATGGATGTTTTTATTCTTAATGCTAGCAAGTATATACATTTTAATCGTGTAGCATTTGATGGTAATAGAAGTATTGTTCCGACTACAACTGGTACACTCGCAACCGGCGTAAAAATATTCAGTACGGAAATTAACATTTCTAGAAATATTGTTTTTAATGAATGTGAGTTTTCAGGACTTAACTACGGCACTATATTAGATGATGACATGGAAAACGTTGTATTTGATAAGTGTGTATTCAAAAAACTTTTTATTGCTGCTAAAATAAGTGAATCTACATTAGGAACAGGTACAAGTGTGCTTGGTCCTCAAGGGTTGAGAATAACCAATAGTTTGTTTGATGAAATTTACAATTCAGCTATTGTAAACTATACAGAAAACAAGTTTACAAGCGCGTTTAATACATATTTGGATGTTGGTAATCAAAGCATAAACAATCCAACTTATCCAATTATAATATTTCAAGGTAGCGGTAGCGCAAGTATTTGCGACTCTTTCAAAAGAACTAATACAGAAAATTTATCAAGTCCTAGAATAAGTTACGATGATACTAAATCAATTTTTATTGAACCATCACTTGGATTGTTTGTAGGTAAAAGACAAATTGAAGCAGGAGATGTAATTACATTAACTGATAATACTAGTGTTGCTACTAACACAACTATCGCATTTAAGACTACAACTAAGTCACAAAAAGTTAATTACATAGCAACAAGAGATACTATAGTGAGAAATGGCACATTAGAAATTACTGCTACAGATGCAGGCATCACAGTTAGCGATAATTTTACTGAAAATGGTTCTGACATGGGACTAACATTAACAGCAACAATATCAGGATCCGATGTACTTGTAAAGTATACTACAACTAATACTGGTGACGATATTACTTTCTCTTATAGCGTGGATCGCAATCTAATTTGATTTGGCACGACATTAGTTGTCGAGATCGTATATTAAAATGGCGAGAATGGCGCAATACCCTTTCTCTTTTGCCTCTCAACGATTGTTTAACTGAAGTAGCAGTAGCATGGGCAAAAGCACCTGTAGTAAATCATTATCTAACACCAGATGATATAAATGAATGGCCAGATCCTTGGAACTTAATTAATGATAATATCTACTGTGATTTAAGTATTACGCTAGGTATGTTTTATACTCTTTCACTTTCCGATAATTCACATATTCCCAATAATATAAGCATAGAAATATATAAGACCAACGATGGTTGGGTTAATTTATGCTCGCTTGACAATGGATTATACATGCTTAATTGGGAACCTAGAACTATTGTAAATAAATCCACGATCCCCAATTTAGGGAATCCAATTTTTAGTTATTCTAAAATTGACCTACAAAGCAAGTTAAATTAAACTATTAAGTTATTAAAGGAACGTCTATGAACAAAATTCAAGTAACAAAGCGTAATGGCGCCAAAGAAGATTTAAACCTAGATAAGCTACACAAAGTAGTATTTTGGGCAACTGAAGGAATCGCTGGTGTAAGTGCTAGCGAAGTTGAACTTCGAAGTCAAATTCAATTCTATAACAACATTAAAAGTACTGAGATACAAGAAATGTTGATTAAGAGTGCTGCTGATTTAATTACAGAAGATAGCCCAAATTATCAATATGTTGCTGGTCGTTTAATTAATTTTCATTTGCGTAAGCAAGTGTATAGTCGCTTTTTGCCATGGAGTTTACTTGAAATTGTTAATAAGAACATTGAACGTGGACTATACGATAAAGAACTAATCAATTACTATACAGAAGAAGAGTGGCGCAAGCTTGATAGCTACATTAAACATGATCGCGATATGGAACTTACATATGTTGCTATGGAACAGCTACGTGGTAAGTATCTAGTACAGAACCGTGTTAACGGTGAAATTTACGAAACTCCACAAGTGGCATATATGCTTATTGCTGCTACACTATTTGCAAATTATCCAAAGGAGACACGCATTGGTTGGGTCAGAGACTATTACGAGGCAATTAGCAAGCATGATATCAGCTTACCCACACCAGTCATGGCAGGAGTACGAACACCGCAGCGTCAATTTAGTTCCTGTGTTCTTATTGAAAGCGAGGATAGCTTGGATTCTATCAACGCAACAGCTAGTTCAATCGTTAAGTATGTTTCGCAAAAAGCTGGCATTGGTATTGGTGCGGGAAGTATTAGGGCTATTAATAGTCCTATACGTAATGGTGATACCGCTCATACTGGCGTTATCCCATTCTTCAAATATTTTCAATCAGCCGTTAAGTCTTGTAGCCAAGGAGGTGTACGTGGAGGTGCAGCAACGCTTTACTATCCCATATGGCACCTTGAAGTAGAAGATTTACTCGTACTAAAGAATAACAAAGGAACAGATGATACCCGTGTGCGTCATATGGATTATGGTGTTCAGTTTAACAAGTTAATGTATGAGCGTCTTCTAACAGGTGGGGATATTACACTATTCTCTCCAAACGATGTACCAGGATTGTATGAAGCATTTTTTAATGATCAAGATAAGTTTCGCGAACTATATGAAACGGCAGAACGTAACACAAGACTACGAAAAAAGAAGATAAAAGCCATTGATTTGTTTAGTTCATTTATGAGTGAACGAAAAGACACTGGTCGTATCTATCTACAAAATGTAGATCATAGCAATACACACAGTTCATTTGATGAAAAGAAGTGGCCAGTAAAAATGTCAAATCTTTGTGCAGAAATTACACTACCAACAAAACCACTTACACATATGTTTGACGAAGAAGGTCGCATTGCACTTTGTACACTAAGCGCAATCAACTGGGGTAACATTAAAGATCCAAAAGATTTTGAAAAACCATGTACACTAGCTATTCGTGGGCTTGATGCATTATTAAGTTATCAAAATTATCCAGTATTAGCTGCGGAACTTTCTACAAACGATTTTCGCCCTCTCGGCGTTGGTATTATTAACCTTGCGTACTTCCTTGCAAAAAACGACGTAAGCTATAGTGATCCAGCAGCACTTGCACTTGTAGATGAATATGCAGAAGCATGGAGTTATTATCTCATTAAGGCCAGTGCAGATCTTGCAGCAGAGCAAGGTGCATGTGGTCTTAGCGAAGATACAAAGTATGCAAAAGGCATGGTACCATGCGATACACGTAAACTTGAAGTAGATGAATTAGTATCTCACAATGAGCGTATGCCGTGGAACGATTTACGTGAACAACTAAAAGAAACTGGCATTCGTAATGCAACTGTTATGGCACTTATGCCAGCAGAAACAAGCGCACAAATTGCCAATGCTACAAACGGTATTGAACCTCCTCGCGCCTATGTTTCCGTTAAGCAGTCAAAGCACGGTGTGCTTAAGCAAGTAGTGCCTGGTTATCCGCGTTTAAAGAACAAGTATGAACTACTTTGGGATCAGCAGAGTCCAGAAGGTTATTTAAAGATTTGTGCTATTCTCCAAAAGTGGATAGATCAAAGCATTTCAACTAATACTTCTTATAATCCAACGTTCTATGATGATGATAAGATTCCAATGAGTGAAATGCTTAAGCACTTAGTACTTTGCTATAAGTATGGAATCAAAACTCTTTATTACTTCAATACATTTGATGGTGCAGGTGAAGTAGATGTTGACAAGATGGTTAATAAAGCTGTAGAGTTAGAACCTGTAGTTACAGATGATGAATCTTGCGATAGTTGTGTAATTTAAAGAGGAAATAATGAGCGTATTTGATATTAATAATAAGAGCGACCATACTAAAAGTTTGGCGTTTTTAGATCCAAATGGTGGTGTAACTATTCAACGTTATGATACTATGAAGTATCCAGCTATTGACAAACTTACTGACAAGCAGCTAAGTTTCTTTTGGCGTCCAGAAGAAGTTGATACACTGCGTGATGCTAAGGACTTTAAAGCTCTTACAGATCATGAACAGCATATCTTTACAAGTAATCTAAAGCGTCAAATACTTTTAGATAGTGTTCAAGGTCGCGCACCAAGTGTAGCGTTTGGTCCTATCTGTTCATTGCCAGAACTTGAGAATTGGATTACTACTTGGACATTTAGTGAAACAATTCACTCACGTTCATATACACACATCATTCGTAATGTCTACGCAAATCCAAGTGTTATCTTTGATGGCTTAATGGACATTGCAGAGATTATTGATTGTGCTAAAGACATTAGTAAGAATTACGATGAATTAATTCATTACAATAATGTTCTTGCTACACTGCCAAAAACATACGAAGAAACACCCAATGCTGCCTATAAACATAAACGAGCACTTTGGCTTGCGCTTATGAGCGTAAACATTCTAGAAGGTGTGCGCTTCTATGTCAGCTTTGCTTGCAGTTGGGCGTTTGCTGAAACCAAACGTATGGAAGGCAACGCAAAGATTATCAAATTTATTGCAAGAGATGAAAATCTACACTTGGCGGGGACGCAACTCTTGTTAAAGACATTGCCTAAAGACGATCCAGTATTTGTACAAATTGCAGAAGAAACAAAAGAAGAAGCAATTAAAATGTTTGTAGATGCTGCTAATCAAGAGAAATCTTGGGCAAAGTATCTATTTAAAGACGGATCAATGATTGGTCTCAACGAACAATTGTTAAACGAGTACGTAGAATGGATTACTGCTCGACGTATGCAAAGTGTAGGATTGCCGTGTCCATATAAAGTTGGATCTAATCCATTACCTTGGACACAAAAGTGGATTAGTGGTATGGAAGTACAAGTTGCACCTCAAGAAACAGAAATCAGTTCATACACTATTGGCGCCGTAAAACAAGACGTTAATGAAAATACATTTAAAGGAATAAGCCTATGAAGACACTTACAATTTATACTAAACCCGGTTGCCAATATTGCGCTGCGGCTAAACAATATCTTAATGAGCAAGGTATCGCTTATAATGAAGTTGATATTACTCTTAATGAAGATAAAGCAGATTGGTTGCGTAATCAAGGATTTAGAAGTTTACCAGTAATATATGCTGGAGATGAACCACTTATTAACGGTGGTTGGACTACACTCAAAACAATGCGTAAGCATGAAATTATGGAAAGGTTAGCAGCTTAATGCTATTAAACAAATCATACAATCAAGGCGATGTAATTACTTTCAAACTAACAACTGGTGAGGAAGTAATTGCTCGCTATGAGGGCGAAACATTAACTGAATATCAAATTAAAAAACCAGTTACATTAGCACCAACTCCAAATGGTAATCTTGGAATGTTGCCATCCATGTTTTCTGTAGAGTTAAATACAGTTACAATTAATTTGCAGAAGAGTGCTGTAGCAATGTCAGCACAGAGTCGTAAAGAAGTAAGCGATGAATATACTCGCGGAACTAGCGGCATTAAACCTGCAAACTCAATTAACGAGTTATTAAATGTTAAAAACAACTAATACAAATGACGTTATTGTTATTGATGACTTTATACCTTTAAGTCTACAAGAACATTATAAAAATGTGTTACTTAAAGAAAACTTTCCTTGGTATTATATGCAAGATATAACTACGGATAAAAATTTACAACTGAGACCTGCAGTTTCACATGTGTTGTATGATAATGGAACTAAAATTAGCCCACTTGAGATTGATATTTTAGCTCATCTAGGAGCAGAAAAGTTTGGGTGGGCAATTAATTCAATAGTAAATGGAAAAACTATTTTACAGTTCCCTTTAAATCAAGATTTAATTGGCACAGAAAAAGATAATTTACATATAGATATAGATCCATTTTATCCACATTTGGTTGTATTATACTACGTTCTCGATGCTGATGGAGATACAATTATTACTAACGTCAAAACTGACGGCAAAACACCAAGTACAATTAAATTTGAAAATCAACCAATACTACAAAAAATAACACCAAAGCAAGGTCGTGTTGTTCTTTTTAACGGTAGTCATTATCATACTGCTGAACAACCAAAAAATGGAATTCGTTGTGTTATTAATTTAAACATTTATTAAAGCTTCATATTTTTCTAAGTTAAATACTATGTATTTAAAAGGATTGATGAATGCCACGAGTAGTTCGAGAAGGTGATAAAAATGATGCAGGCGGAAAAGTACTAAAAGGAAATTCTAACTTTATTGTAGATGGAAAACCAGTTAGTGTAGACGGTTCTCCAGTATCCGCACACAGGCCGTTTAAAAAACCACATAAACCAAATGGAACTCCAAAAACAGCTAATGGAACTAATCGATTCTTAGTTGATGGAATACCAGTTAATGTAATTGGCAATAAAGACACCTGCAAACATACTAGGGTAGAAGGCAGTCCTAATTTTTATGTGGCTAAGAGTTAAGGAAGCATTAGATGGCAGATAAAATACCAATTCCAAAACCAAAACCTGCTGCGATAGCGGCCGCTAGACAACAAGCGTTATCGGGTGCAATTGGTAATGTAACAGGTGGTGCAAATACACTTACTAATCCACCAGGTGGAACTCCAAACTCAGGATGTTCTCCAGCGACCCCAACAGGTGAAGCGCCTCCAGCAGGTGAAAATGCAGTCCAAGGCCCAACAACAAACGCGCCCGGGGGATTAAGTGGTCCATTAGGTGGTGTAAGCCCTTCAGTTCAAAATATGGTTAGAAATTCTATACCTGCTGGGTGTAGAGCTCAAGTAACGCCTAATGGTGGAGCAAGACCAAGAGGTGTCGGGGGTTCTGCTCATCCAAGAGGGTTAGCAGTGGATACTAATTTGTTTTGCGGAGGTAAGCAACAATTCCGCGGTAGCCCGCAAATGAATCAATATATTTCCAATTTGCATAAAAATGGTGCAAGGGGGTTATCATATTATAATTCAGGATTTGTCCATGCAGATTTAATGGGGAACAGAACAAGGCGCTGGGGATCAAATCAAGGATATGTAAATGCTTTAGCAGCAGGACAAGATCCAGGCCCTGGAGCAGCACAAGCTGCCCAAGAAGGTGGATATGGTGGTGGTGGCGATCCTTGCGGCGGCGGAGGCAGCGGCGGATGTCAACCTGTTCAAAGTTCTGCTCCACAGATTGCTTCAGGACTATCTCAAAATCTAGGAATGGATGTTCCTAGTATGGTTCAAGGACTAGCTGGTTCCTTACTTGGTGGTAGTCCTTTAGCAGCAGCAATGTCACAAGTTACAGGTGCAATACAGAGTGCTTTAGGTGCTGCTGGTGGTTTATCTGGTTTGCTTGGTGCATTACCACTTAGTCCAGCAGCTTTATCAGATCCAGCTGGGGCGATCTCAAAAGCTATAACTGATAAAGTAGCTGGAATGGGCGCAAATATTTTACCTAGTATTGTAGGCAATGTACCAGCAGGATTACAACAATTCTCTGGTATAGCACAAGGACAAATATCAGACAAAATTACCTCAACAGCTAATCAAATTTTTTCAAAAAGTAGCCCACCACAATTAGATAAATTTATTAGCATTTTTAATGCTGCTAATGGGGCTCAAGGATTTTCTAGTGCTTTACAAGAAACTGTTGGTAACACTTTAAATAATGTGTTTGGTAATGCTGGTGAACTTTTTCAAAATCCTCAAAAAAATAATTGGGCTTTAAGATCTTCTATACCAACAGAGGAAAATGAATTTATACAATTAAATGGTCCCTTTATTGGAGAAGTAAGTGATGCAGTTGCTCAAACTGTAGTTAGGAGTCAATTTATTGGTGATCCAAAAACAGTTTTATCTAATTTAATTGGAAGATCTACTTTAAATGCATTCTCTTCTATGTTTTACGATTGGGACGCATATGTAACTCGAGGTTACGGTACTATAACAAATAATGTAATTCAACTTGGTACTGATTTTAAAAGTTTAGGAAAACTCGCTGATTTAAATGATATATTGCGTATTGGTACTCCTGGTCAAATTTCTCAACAAATTATTTTAAATGGTGGAGGAGCAGCTACAGGTTTATTGAATTTTATGGTTGAATCGGGGTTATCGTTTTTTGATTTATCAAGTGTTGAAAATGATCCAAAAGCTGCAGAGTTTTTAAAAAGCGTTGCAGATCCAGAATTAATAGATTATGTTAAGCAAATTTTAGAAATGGATTCTAATCTTAATTTGTCAACTCTTGAAGATTTATTAGATACTAAAAAAATCTTACCACTTAGCTATGAATATAACTATTTTGAAAATTTAAATGATATTGCTGTTTTTTTAAGTATGTGTAACGGAGCAGGGCAAGTCACAACACTTCGCGCACTTGGTGAATTATTAGAATCATTTGAAGTATTATTTGATTCTTCTTCATTAACTGGTGATCCCGCAGTTTATAATTATGAACAATTAACAGAGTTTTCTAGTCAATATGCACCAGTAAGTTATTTTTCAACAGATGGCACTTTAACTATTGCTGATTTTATTGGAACTGCTGCTGGGTATATACATGAAACAACTGTTCCTAGAATAGCTGAAATTCAAAATGAACTTTATCAAGATACTGAATACTTTGATGATTACTTAGAATTATTAGAATTATTGCGTGATGCTGCAAATGGTAATTATAAAGTCTTAGGAACACCACCGGCTCCTAATACAGTAGTGATACCATCAACTGCTGGTTATGGATTTGGGACATATCTAACTTTAGATGACGCAATGTCTGATATTGTTGATGCTATAGAAGAGGAATTAGCATTCATTTTAGAAACAATACAAGAAGACGAAAATGATGAAGTTTTAGAATTAATTAGAGAATTAGATTCTCTGCATACAGAAAGTGCTATGCAATTAGCAAAGGAACATAAACTTAGAAAAGAATATGGTTTTCCTTTGGGACCAAGCAAAAATACGGATGAATTCATTGGTGATGGAGTAACTAGAGTTTTACCATTAACACAAGATATTGATACAGAAGATGAAATTAATATCTTTATAAGTGGTGTTTGGCAATCTCCTTCAAAATATACTGTAAATGCTACAGCTAATACAGTAACTTTGGTAACAGCACCGGCACAAGGTAGATTAGTTTCTGTAAATTATAAAACTGGAGCATTTAACGGAACTGCTAATAAAATGCAAGTTTGGGAATTCGCATCCAGTTTAGAAAACTATGCATTAGAAACTGGATATGGAAAATCTGCAGATTTCTTAAGACGTGTAGTAACAAATGACGAATATGGACAAAGAATTAATGCCACATTAATGAACGCAAGAAACAAAGCTCGATCTGAAGCGGTAGGTTTAAATTGTCCAAATTTTGAAACAGTTAATGGTGCTAGCCCAACATACATAAATTATGTTAATTGGACTGGAGTATGGACTAGTAATGCAACTAGAGCAGCAGAAATATGGTTACAAGATAAACAAGACGTTAATGAAAGTTCTGAATATTTAATTAGAAGAATGAGTCAAAATAAAATTAATATCGAAGCAGAAATTGATTTACTAACATCAAACTTTGTAAGACAATTAATATTTTATAATAATGGAAACTTAGCCATAACTGATTTAATGTCTGATTTATATAACGTTAATCAAAATAATAAAATATATCGCGATAACAGAAATGATTTGTTTATCAATTATTCAAATGAAATTACATCAGATGGATATATTTTAGGCCCATATAAAGAAATTTTAACAATAATTACAGATAAGGAAAATATTAGGAACGATGTTTTCACAACATCTGTTTCATTTAATACAGAATCTTATTTAAAATCTATTAATATAGATTTAAAATTATTAGTAACAATTATACAAAGAGTGCTAACTGTGAGTACTTCAAAATATTTGGGTATTTCTGAAAATGATTTCAAAGAGATTTTTGGTATACAAAGTGTAAGCAAAGCTATTCTAAGAAACATAGTCAATAATTACTAAAAACGAATTGACAATAAATTGAAATAAAGTATAATACGTTTATGGAACAAAACTTTTATTATGATTTCTCAGATTGGAACCAAAAGCGTAGTATGCTTTGGAAGTCAATTCAATTACGCGGTGATGGGATAGTTATGATGGAATCATGGAGAGACCACAATACTCTCTACAAATTGATGACTAATGCTGATCAATATGCAATGCACATCCAACGTGAAGAAACCAATTGTCGTAGACTTAGGAAGCAAACAACACGGCATCGTAAGTTAATCAAAACTTTTGAAGAGACTTTCCAAACATTAGAAACTATGGCTATTATGTATAGGTTGACCTACGCATAAATATGTCGATATGGAAACACATAAGAGAAGTATAGTTAAATCAATCACATGGCGTGTAATTGCAACTTTAATCGCAGCATATTGGGTAGGGTTTGAAATAGCAATTCTAATGAACATTGTTCAAACAATTGCTTATTACATACATGAAAGACTTTGGGTACACATTAATTGGGGACGCCAAACTAATAATTGACCTAAAGATGCTTATCGCGTATAAGTATATTTGTAAGCGTTGATAGTGCTTTAAAAACATTTGGGACCGGGGGGCAGTACCCCGCGCCTCCACCATAAGGAAATGGTATGCGTATAAGTGAAATGACATTAGATGTACCAAACATTTTGTATCATGCCACTTATCGTCCATTGCTTAGTTCAATTAAAAAGAACGGACTAGGTGGGACAGGTAGTGAAGTTAAACGATGGGATGATAGTATCCATGGAATCGTTTATCTTGCATTAGATCCAGATGTCGCTGAAAGTTATGCAGAAACAAGTGAAAATGTTCCTGATGAATGGCTAGATGAAATCGTAGTGTTAAAAATTGATACTACACAATTAGATAAATCTAAGTTTCGTTTAGATAAAAACGTTCAAGATAACACAGGTGACACATTGGAATATAATGGAGTAATACCTATCTCAGCAATTTCCTTATGATGGGGGCGAACTAGGCTCGACCTGTGTATAATAAGGGCAAGGGAGTTTACAGTGAGGCGACTGACTTTTACAGCGCAATATAATAAATGCAAACGATAACTTCGTTCGTAACGAGCAAATTGCTCAGTCTATCGTAGTTCGCGACCGCGACCTCGTAGCAGCATAAGCTCAACGGGCCGTTGGGAGCCTTGGAACAGAATCCCAACATTTGACACAGACACACAGAAAGGAAAAACTATGTCATTAAATCCATATGAGATTCGTCTCGAACTTCTAAAACTAGCACAAACAACTCTAAATGAAAAGGCCTACAATTCTCGTCAAGCATTGATGGATCAATATCAGTACGAACGTGAAAATAGTCCAAATACTGCTTTTCCAAAGCTTCCAACAATGCCTACTTCTGAGGAAATCATTGCTGAAGCCAAAAAACTTAATGACTTTGTAAGCAATAGTCAGTAATGTAAAGTGGTAGGCACATACCGTAAAGTTGTGTCGTGAACGATGGATCGGTCACACGAAAGAGGACGCTGGATTGCGTAACCAGCACATAACATTTATAAATGGAGTATGAATATTGAAGAACTATATTAAGTCTGCAATTGCAGCACTAGCACTTGTTGGCATGACCACTACGAGCATGGCAACGGATTCAAATTCAGACAGCGCAGGGTTTAAGGTTGGTACACTTACATGCCACTTTGACACTAGCGTTGGTTGGGTAATTGGTTCCGTTAAGGAAGCTGATTGTCTTTACAAGGGACTAAACGGCGAAGAGCAGCTTTATACTGCTGAACTTGGTCGCCTTGGTGTGGACATTGGTGTAACTGGCGCACAGACAGTTGTTTGGGCAGTTATTGCTCCAGGTAAGGCACAACCAGAAAGCCTTGAAGGTACTTATGTTGGTGCTAGCGCAGAAGCAACTGCTATTGTTGGGCTAACTGCTAATGCACTGCTTGGTGGTTTTAAGAAGAGCATTGCACTACAACCAGTAAGCATTGGTTCACAAACTGGACTAAACGTTGCACTTGGTGTTGGTTCACTACGACTAACAGCACAATAAAATAAATAGGGCTCGTTCTTTAGAGCCCTATTTTTTTCTTTGACTTATCAAAAATATCACTTATATTGTCTAGTATAGGAGAAAGCTATGCTAGACAAAAATCAAATGGAACGTTGGCAAAAAGTTAATGCATTTCTTGAACAAGCACTTGATCAAGTTCAAAATGACAAAACTAAAAGCCGCAAAATCAAAAACATTCGTTCAAAGCTAGCATGGGCTTTGGACCAATACGAAAGTGGTCTTTCAGGTAAAACTGAATTACTACAAAAGCTAACACCTGAAGTAGCAGAAAAGTTTCAAGAAATTTTAGGATGATTAAACTCCTTACATCATTGCCAAAAACACTATACGTCGCTTGTAGCGGCGGTGTAGATTCTATGGCTGCGTTGGACTTTTTGTCACGCAAACATGATGTAACCGCTGCATACTTTGATCATTATACAGCACATGGCATGGAAGCAAAACACTGGTTGTGGCGTTATTGCCAAAACAAAAACATTCCTTTTGTTCACAGTGAATTATCTAGATCAAAATTGTCAGGTGAAAGTATTGAAGAGTTTTGGCGTAATCAACGTTATGATTGGTTTGATACACTTCCAGGCACTGTCGTTACTGCACATCACTTGGATGATGCTGTTGAAACTTGGGTATGGGCTAGTATGCACGGTCAACCAAAGTTGCCAGAAATTTATCGTAACAATGTAATCCGTCCATTCTTAGCAACACCAAAACAAGAATTAATGGATTGGTGCATTAAGAATAACGTACCATGGTTTGATGATACATCAAACACGGATACTAAATATATGCGTAACTATGTTCGACATGTTGCGATGCCTGTTGTCCAAAAGATTAATCCAGGTATCCAAAAGACTATCAAAAAGAAATTGCTTTCTAAATTAGATAGTGTATATTAAGTGGACAATGCGCTGGTAGCTCAATTGGTCAGAGCAGCGGACTCATAATCCGTTGGTTGGGGGTTCGAGTCCCTCCCGGCGCACCATACACTTTAAGGAGCAAACATGCTTAAGAAAATTGCAACAGGTTTAGTCGCACTGGCATTGATGAGTTCAACAGCCATAAGCGCAGAAGTTTATAGACGCAACACAGGACAGTGGACTATTAGTGGTCATGTTGGAAACGGCGATGCCAGTTGTGTTGTAAGCACATATTGGGGAAATGGTGCTCAAATTAATGTAAACGTTTTCCCACGTTATGATGGTAGTCAATATACTACTATGACAATTACAAATCCAAATTGGCGGCCAGTTAATGCACATATGAATGAACCATTCCTTGCTGACATTATTTTTATTGGACGTGCAATTGGAACTGTACGCTTAACAGGTGAATTCCAAATTTATGGATCACGCAAAGTTATTTTGCGTAACTTATCTGGAGCATTTAGCGACTACTTTATTGCTGCACGGGAAATGATTATTTTTCCAGGCACAGCAGATGAAATGGTTGTTGGGTTACGCGGTACGCGCAATGCCAGCTATGCACTAACAGATTGTATTAACAGGGTATTACGATAATGAAAAAACTATTTGCTTCAACAATTCTAGCAGCTTCTCTATTTGTTACTCCGGTGCTAGCCGAAGGTGAGATTTTCTACGATGGTGGTGTAGAGGGTGCATGGAACATTTTTGGTAATGCAGGCAGCACTACGCAAAATCCTGCTTGTGTAGCAGAAGTAACATGGCAAGATGGGAGCAAGTTTCAATTAATTAAAGATCTTGCTGATGGTGAACTTTATATTTGGTTTAAAAATAATGAGTGGAACATTTCAGATCCACCAGGCAATTATCCATTTACAATGAATATTGTTGATTCACGTGGCAATGTAATTAATGGTGAATTGCAATATGAGCTTATTAACAAAAATACAATTGCTGTTAGAAAAATTGATGTAGATAGTTTTATCCCTCCATTTATGTCAATGGCAGAAATGCGCTTTGTCATGCCAGGTGATATTCAAAATGCTTATGTTACATTAAATGGTTCTTCAGGTGCAGTTGATAAACTTTTAGCATGTATTGATACTTTTGAAAAGAAACGTCCAGCACCGGCCCCTGCTCAACCACCGGCAGATCAACCAAAGAAATCACTTGGTCAAGAAATATAATGATTATTGGGTTATTTAGTGATTTTAATGCAGGCGGACACTTTTTAAATTGGAGCCTGCATTTCCTAGCAGGACATAATGAATATTTTCTTTCTAAAAAAAATAAATTTCTACCTTTAACTAGTAACCCTCTAACTAAAATTAATGCACATGAATTTGCATCTAATGTGGCAATCGATGCTAATGAATTTGATAATTTGTTTACAAATTTAACAAATCGCTCTACTGATACATTCCATACTTTTCATTTGCAAAGATTTAAGAGTTTTGAATTTCCGCCTTCGCTAATTTGCAATAATACAAAAAATGCAAGCAACACTATCTGTAAAGTAAGTCAAAAAAATATATTCTTGCAAATGCCAAACAAGTACGTACTTTATAGTGCTAAGTACGAAGGTCGAGTTTTACCTACTAAATTAAATTCATTAACTGAATATTATAAAAATTATGATGAACAACATAATGATTTTATCGATACTTTTTTTAGTGAATCAAAAAAAGTATGGGAAGAATCAAATTTTAACAAATGGGATAAGCGAGAATTTCTAGCTCTAAATATTCGTCCATATGATTATTTTGATTTATTGCCAAATTTTGATCAAACTATAGATCATTATCATTTAAGTTTTACAGAAATATGCAACTTCTTTGATTCAACGGTATACAAGCTATTTGACTATTTAGATATATCAATTAACAAAGATAGATATTTAGAATGGTTGCCAATATATAAACAATGGCAATCTATACATATAGATCGTTTATTGTTTGTTGAATACTTCGACACAATTGTTAATAGTGTTATTAATAATTATTGTTTAGATTTGTCTAGATTTAACCTGGACATTATTAGAGAAGCAACTATCCAACATGAGTTAATATACAAGCATGGGTTAACAATTAAAGGATGGGGACTTGAAAAGTTTCCAAATAACGCAAAAGATTTACACAAGTTAATAGAACCAAATGTTTATCATAAAGTTGAAAACATCTACGGGTTGTTATAATAAGTAGTAATCAATGGAGGAAAAGATGAAAAAGATTCTAACAACTATTACCGCAATTGCTATTGCAACAACAATGGTAATTACACCGGCAAGTGCTGACAATAGTGAGGAAATCGCAATTGGTGTTGGTGCGTTCCTTGGTGGGTTAATTATTGGTGAAGCAGTTCGTTCACGCCCACGTTATGTTGAACGTGTATACGTTGACGAACCAGTGTATGTACGCGAATGCTACACAAGAATTGTACGCAGGTACGATCCACATTATGGTCGTTACGTAAAGACTAAGAAAAGAGTTTGTCAGCTAGTCCCAGCGTATTAAGCTTCATTAGTGCTTAAAGCACCAGTAAACTTAGCAAACACCGGTCCTTGAGTTGGGAGCGGTGTTTTTGCTGGCCAACGTATTGCCTTTAATCTATTTTTAGCAATGCGTGTAATTGTTACAGCATTGTTTTGATTTCCGCCCAATACATGTAATGCATCCTTATCCTCGCTAACATAAAAGCCAACGTGGCCGCCACCTGATCTAGTGAAAACTAACAATGCTCCAGGACTTGCTTTTTGTATTGGTACTCCCCAGCTTGCCCAGTTTAAAGCACCTAAGCTGTTTTGTCCAACTGGCAATCCACTTACTCTAAAGCAGTGTGCTACAAAGAGTCCGCACCATGGTATCTCGTCTGCATTGTAAAACTTAGCGATCCATCCTCCAATACCTTTTGCCCAGTTTAGGATAACTGGGTTATGTCTATTTCCAACTATTTCTCTTGTTCCTAGCAAACTTTTTGCGGTACTAAACCATTGCATGTAAATTTTCCCCTTTATACACGTATTTATTGTAGAACGCTAAGTGTTTGAATTCATTAAGGAATCTTTTTTGCATTTTTGGCGTCTTTTTGGTTGACGCGGACTGCTTTGGTGCTAATATGTACATATAGCAGTTAACAACAAACAGGAAAACACACATGACCAAGTCCGAAATGCTTGCACTTGCTGCCGCCGCTACTGTTGCTGTTACCATTGCCCCTGCTGTTTACGCCAAGGGTGTAAAGAAGCCCAAGCGTGTTACCAAAGCACACGCAAAGCGTGTAGACGCTATTGTTTCTCGCTACATTAAGCCCGCAGCCTAAAACGGTTGACAAGCGCCAAAAGTGCGCTATACTGCACAAGTAACATAAAACGCGAGGGAAAAATGCAGACCATAGTCCGAGAAGAAACTACCAATACTACCCGTAGCTGTAATCCTCTTGGCAGCTTGCTTGATGCGCGAGACAAGAGCGATCGTGCTTATTTGCTGCACCACAAAAAGTTTAACAGCCCTGCACATATTGATCGTGTTGTCGCAGTGTGCCAAATACTTGAAAACTTTTTTAACTGTAAGGTTACGTACCTTACTTATCGTGGGCTTGGCAAGTTTGCTAAAAAGCCGTTTGAAAATATTAAGATGGAGCAGGTCGGGCACATTTTGAGCCGTACCCCTGTTGCTCGTAAGAATGAAAACCTCTATGGTCCGTTGATGGCGCTTGGCAACGTTGAAGTTGTTAGCAAGAATGGTCATCTTATTGTGAGGGTTTACTAATGCGTCTTTCTTTCCTGCTTATTTTGGTTCTGTTGCAGTTTACCATGCTTCCGTTTATGAGTATGGTAGCGCACAATGAGCACCCTGAGTTTAGGGTATATGGTAACACCATCGTTTATAAGGACATGAATTAATGGAATGGGTTTTGGTAATTTACGTTTACGCTGGCATGTGGGCTAAGGGCGATTCAGTTGCGCTGACAAACGTGCCAGTTGCTACGCAGGAACTTTGTATTTCCGCAGGTGAGCGACTTAGCGGACTTACAAGTGGATCAAGTAAAACTCTTCGTTATGAATGTATAAAGGTGCAGTAAATGGGATACCGTGTCCTCGGTAAGCGCGACGAAAAATGGCAGCCCCGTAAGGGACTGGAAGGTCCGTTTTTTTATGCTAACGGCAAAGTGCTGTATTATGATCCTAAGGCTGGTGAGTATTGGGATCCCACAACGGACTTTTACATGAGCCGTGAAGAAATGGACATGCTACACCAAATGACGGTTGACATTCTAGCAAAAGAGCATATAGTAAGAGTATGACAAAGCGCCGCAAGCCGTTTACATACAAGACCATCAAAAAGAAGGATGGTTCCCGAGAGGTAACTGAGACTAGCGAGTTTGAGGTTACCAAATATTATTATGATGCAAATGGCATTTTACGTTCAGTAATTACTGTAGAGGAATAAAATGAACAGTTGGTTAGACCGTGGTTTGTTTGCAATGACATGGGTAGGGTGTATATGGATTGCAGACGCAACCATCGGCACTGGTACAGGTCGCACAAGTTTTCTTGCACTAATGATTGGTGCAGCTAGCATTGCGCTAGTTGGACTAGTCATTCAAGCATTTTCTAATGGAGCAAAGCGAAATGGCTAAACCAAAATACACAGTTGAAATACCCACACAGGAAGAATTTGAAAATATGTTTGGGGATATGTCTGAGGAAAAGTTCGAGGCTCAGATTGAAGCACTCGAAAATGTTGAAACAATGGACGAGCTAATTGAGCTTCTCCAAAGTGTTGGCGTAGAACTTGTTGATGAACGTAGTTGGGAACGGGGACCAGGACCGCATGACACAATCCATTAAGGTAACTGAACGTGTGCGCCGTGCAAGTATCAATTGGGTACTTGCTATGCAGAAGGCATATGGACAGGAAGTTGGTATGAAATGTTTTGACGTAATGCGTGAAACATTTGGTGAGGAACTGTGTGGTGCTGTGCTATTTGGTATCATGGAAGGTGTACGTGGTGATTCTATCACTATCCGTACAACTACTAGCGACTTAACACGTAAGATTGAAGCAATTAAGGAAATCCGTCACATTAGCGGGTGGGGCCTTAAAGAAGCAAAGGATGCTGTTGAGGCCGCCTGTTTTAATGATGTAAGTGTGTCGCTATCATACGATATGCTTAAAGAAGAAAATAGTCACAAGCTTGACAATTCAATCCGCGTACTTGAGCAAGTTGGAGTTACAGTATTCTAATGTCTGGTAGTAATATCTTTATTGTATCATGGGACATGACTGGACTTGAGTGTATCATTGACGCACACGAACTTCAAGGTGAAGATGTCATGCGAGCTCTGCGAGGTGATAAAGGCAGCAAGCTTGGACAAACATTGTTTTACTTGACAATGCGAGCTCGTGCTAATACCCATCGCCACTATGAGATTTATACTATCCATACTACACCAGAGATTACTAAAGAGACACTAGCAGAACTGTTTAACGAAAATCCGCAAGCTGGTGCTGATTTAATTCGTAAACATGGGTCTAAGATTTACAGTGACCGTTCGACAACTAAAACGCAGGTAATTACATGAGGATCATTGGAGGGCATGATTATTACGACAGCGCACTTGCATATGGTCGTGATGATGACATTTTGTTTGTGCGCGATACTCGTCAGTTTATGCACAAGGACACACCACTTGACTGGCCTGGTGTAGACGTTTTTGCTCACACCCGCTATGCTCCAAATTTTGCTCATGTAGTTGATAAAAATTATAGGTATACACGATCACTTGTGCTTTACATTTGCGGTGTGCGTTATTTTGGTGTAGAAATTTATGAGTCGTTTGGTGACTTCAAGGAAGTCATTTGGTCATACGACAAGCTAGTTGAGTATGCAACCAAACATAAGTTGAAGATTATTGACAACTCGAAGTGGAGTTGGCGTCCAGAACCTTCGCTTGAGCAACGTTGGAACATGAAAACAACCAAGGAGCAACTGGATTGGCTTATTGAAAATCGTGTTGCGCTTGCTGTTGGTGGATATGAGAACAACGAATTCCGTGATCCAAAAGATCGTATGGTTTGGTATTGTAACGATGCCAAAACGCATTCCCTGCGTTCGCTACAGTTCCAAAAGGTAATGGATCCGTTTACACTGTTTCAGGAGTTAAGCATGTTTGTTGGTAACCTTCCAAAGGATGGTCCACCAATGGTTCAAATTACTGATCCAGATATTAAGATTGCAAAGCACGGATTTGATAAGTGGTCTTTCCGTCGTCATAAGGATGACGCAAAGAAATGATTGCTGATCGTGCAGAAGTTTTAGACTTACCAGCATCAGAAGTTCTCCGTAAATTAAGTTACGGGGAACTTTTTCACGTATATGATTTAGGAGATTGGCTACGTCCTTTTTATTATGATCCAAAAAGTGCCAAATGGTACTTTGACAGAGATGATGTTTTCAGCTATATTGAACTAATAAACGCACTCAACAAAACATATAGGGCAACTAGAGCAAATGGATAAAGTTGAACACATAGCACGTTCGTTATGTATTGCTGATGGTGTCGATCCAAACGGTTACACTCGTCTTGGATTTATGGGATTATTTGGTCCAACTGTAGTAAATTGGACTGGTTATATACGTCAGGCAATTGCTGCAATTGAAGCTATGGAGAAAAATTAATGACGCCGTGGGAAATTATTAAACAACTCGAATCAACTAACAGTCGTTTGGACAAGGAGCGCATTCTACAGAGTGTGCTGCTTACCATGCCTGAGGATAAGCAATTTTGGGAAGGTTGCAGGCTTGCATTTGACAGTCTAATTACGTTTGGTATCAAACAAGTACCAATTAAAGAAGATGATAGTGGCAATGGTCTTGACTACGATAATTTTTCTCTCGCAATTACAGGTCTAGTTAATCGTTCCTTTACAGGCAATGCTGCTCGCGATCTTGTAGACCGTATGATGGCAAACGCAACACAAGACCAGTGGAACCATTGGTATCGCCGTATCCTCATTAAGGACCTGCGTTGCGGAGTGACCGAGACTACTATTAACAAGGTTCGCCCTAACACAGTGCCAGTATTCTCATGTCAGCTTGCTAAGGATGCTGCTGACCATGAAAAGAAGATGGGCGGCAAAAAGATTCTCGATTATAAGCTAGATGGTGTGCGTGTGCTTGCTGTTATTCAGCGAGTTGATACTGGTACTCTTACCTCTATGCTTATGCCAAAGGTAACGCTACACAGCCGCAATGGTAAGGTGTTTGAAAACTTCAAGCACATCGAAAACGAAATTGCTATGGCGTTTAAGGATTTGGATGAAGATTGGGTGCTTGATGGCGAAGTAACTAGCCGTACGTTCCAATCACTAATGACGCAGGTACATCGTAAGAAGGATGCTGATGCAAGCGATGCAGTGTTCAATGTATTTGATGCAATCCCACTTAATGATTTTCTAAAAGGCAAGTATAAGAAAACGCAACATGAGCGTAGCAAACACCTTGTTGGTTTAGTTTATAGTTTTTTTGCTAATAGTAAGGTAGTTAAACGCCTTGATTACGTTGTTGCAGATCTTAACACAGATGAAGGCAAACAACAACTCGAGGACATGCGCGATTTAGCTGCAAAGATGGGACTCGAAGGTGTAATGGTAAAGGACGCTAATGCACCATATGAGTGCAAGCGCACAGATGCTTGGCTTAAGATTAAGCCAAACATTACAGTTGACCTCACAGTTGTAAATATTGAAGAAGGTACTGGACGCAATGAAGGTCGTCTTGGTGCCCTCGTCTGTAAGGGAGTAGACAATGGAAGAAGCATCTGCGTTAATGTGGGGTCTGGGTTTTCTGATGGGGATCGCGATGTTTTTTGGAATAATCGTAGCTCTGTTGTGGGACAAACCGTAGAAGTAAAAGCTGACGCAGTTACACAAAATCAAGATGGTAGCTATTCACTACGCTTCCCTCGCTTTTTGCGCTTCCGTGGATTTGAAGCTGGAGAGAAGCTGTGAGCCGTAGATACGATCTTTTCGAATACAAGCGAACTTTTTATTACGAGAAGAATGGCAATTGGTTTGTCAAACATGGAATAACTTACGACCTTAGAACTACCGCACAAGCTGATATGGTAGTAGTAATTGAAGAAGACGGGTATGGACGCATAATTAAAGATCGTAGCTACGATACTAAAACATTAATTGATCCAGATGAAATGACTATGATTGTATTAAAAGCAGAACCAATATGAAACTGGTTACTTATTTCTTTGTAATGGAAGATAAAATCTACCGTCGAACTTTTGATGGTAATGCTCCTTGGTTTGAAAGAATGTCGGATCTTCATTATAAAGCAGATCAAATTATCGAGATAACTTATACTGGTAGGGGGAAAGTAATTCGAGATAAACTTACCGTGCCAGAAAAGAAATACTTTACTAAAAAAGAAATTGTTATGCTATCCTTACAAGCAGAGACAGTATAATGGAAACTTACTTTTTAATCTATCATACAGGTAAAGTTTATCGTAAAGATATTAACGTTATCTCATCAGCTTCAATATGGCAACAATTATCAATGAAACTTGCAGCTGGTTCTGATTTGATTATTAAGTTAACAGAAAATGGTGAGGGATATTCTATAAAGAACAGGTATAAAGAAAACCCACAAATCTTTTCAAAAGACGACATGATTATGTTATCGTTACAAGCGGAGAATGTTTGATGCATACTTGCTATTATCACCAAGGTGAATCGTGGTATGTAATGGAACGTGATGATACACAAAAGCTTCTACTAGCAGACGTGGTTATTAAGTTAACTACAAATGGTAACGGAATCTTTGTCAAAGGGTTTCGTTCAGATTTAGAAGACGAACTAAAACTGCGAAAATACATGCCAATTGATTGCATGGCAAAAGAAGAAATGGTACTCATAGCTTTGCGGGCTATACCTAAACCTGGTATTTTTATCCGTGAGCCAAGATTTGCACAACACCAAATATGGAGAAGTAAATGGTAAACGTAGTATTAAGAAAAACAGGAAAAAAAGATCCTTATAAAGAATTTGCACTGATGGTGCGTGATTATAATGGTATCGAAGTTGATTGGGAAACACTGTGCTACATGGATTATTTCAGCGCAAGTCGACTTAACGGGGAAGAGATTAGTTGGTGGGATGGTGATGAAGAAATGAAAGAACCAGCGAGGGCATTACGTTTGGAACACCCAAGCTTACGTGAAGCATGGGAAAACTATCTAGTTCAAAAAGAATTGTTCACAAAACGTAAATAACAGTATGGAATTTACTGTTTTTAGTGCTTTAGTAGAAGCAATACAAAAAATATTAGGTATTGCAGAAACACTTAGTCAAGCCGAGGAGCGACGTAGAGAACGTGTCGCTGCTTGGCTTAATCATTTAAGTGAAGTGATTGGGGACATAGCAGATAAGATTGAGCTAGGACAATATCCACATGAAATGTGTGCTCAAATGGAAATAATGGTAATGCATTTTCCAAAGCTTGTTGATGACTTAATTGAAAAAGAACTATTAGATTCTTTAATGGATTCGTTAGTTGCATCCACTAAAATTGAACAATTGTTTGGTGAGTTACACGAATTAGGCAAGCAAGAAAAAGATGAAAAACTCATAATACTACTAAATGCTAGTGGAAAGCTTGCAGGACTAGCTACCATAATAAAGCATATGGATTAATATTGCTTTAATTCAGCAACTGTAATAATAAATATTCCATGCGTTTCTTTAACTTTTTCACATTAGCAGTTGCTATAATCATTTCTATCTGTGCTGCTTATTACAGCATTATAGGTTTAACTGCCATATTCGCTGCTGCGTTTTGGCCTATTATCATTATGGGTAGCGTGTTAGAGCTAGGAAAGTTAACAGGCGCAGTTTGGTTACACTTAAATTGGAAACATGCACATTGGTGGATCAAAGTATACATGGTCCCAGCAGTGGCAGTTCTCATGCTTATTACTAGCATGGGTATTTTTGGTTTCTTAAGCAAAGCCCATATTGAACAAACTGCTGGTAAGTTTGACGTAGCAACTCAAGTAGAACAACTTAATCTTGATGTTTCTGTACAACAGCAAACAATTGATAATAACAAAAAGTTAATCGCACAATTAGACGCCGCAGTAGATAGTTTGATTGGCGCTGCCACTACACAAGGTCAAGAAAAGCGCCAGCAAAATTCAAGAGAAGCACGTCGTGCTGCTCAAGAAGCAACTAAGTTACGTACATCACAAGAACCAGAACGTGCTAAGTTACAGGCTGAAATTGTAGCTGCATCAAACAAAATTGCTGAAATAAACAAAGCTAAGTTAGTATTAGAACAAGAAGTTAAAAAACTCGAAGTAGAAGTTGGTCCAATCAAGTATGTTGCAGAATTAATTTATGGTAACAACCCTGGGGTAGACACACTTGAAAAAGCAGTCCGTTGGATGATAATTATACTTGTGGTGGTATTTGATCCACTCGCGGTAGTGCTGATTCTTGCAGCAACCAGTGGACTACAAACTCCTGTATCATTCTCTGCTATCCCTGCTGTAATGCCTGCTCGTAAAAAAGAAGAAGAAATACCTAACGATTCTGAGGAAGAACCAAAAAAAAACTTAACGGAAATTCAAATTCAAGAAGTATTGTTGCCAGAGTCCTCGTTAGAACCATCCGTGTCCCCCAAGAAATCATCCGCTACAAAACGCGCACCAAGAAAGTCGAAGTCCCAGTAGAGATAATCAAATACAGGACAAAGACCGTTGAGGTACCTGTTGAGAAAATTGTAGAGAAAATAGTAGAGGTTCCAGTTGAGGTTCAAGTTATTAAGGAAGTTGAGAAGATTGTTGATCGGCCCGTGCCGCAGACGATCGAGGTCATCAAAGAAGTAGAGAAGATCGTTGAAGTTCCAGTCGAGAAGATTGTTGAGCGTATTGTTGAAGTTCCCGTTGAAGTAATCAAAGAGATAATCAAGGAAGTACCTGTTGAGGTAATTAAAACAGTTGAAGTTCCAGTTGAAAAAATTGTTGAGCGCGTAGTTGAAAAACCAATTGAAGTTCCTGTTACAACTACTATTGAAGAACAACTTGCACCACAAGTTGATTCATTTGATCCGTTCTTACAAAAAGGTTCAGCAACATTTGGTACAGCTTGGCCCTCAAATCCTGCTAAAGGAGATTTGTTTTTAAAAGTTGACTCTAAACCAAATAAGTTGTATAAATGGAATGGACGTAAATGGATAGAGATCGATAAACAAAGAGTAAATGACACACTAGTTTATGATACAGCATATATAGATTATGTAATCGACCAAGTACGTCGCGGACATAGAGATTATGAAGATTTAAGTGAAATTGAGAAGAGTCAAATAGTTGCAAGAATTAAACAACAAAATAATCAATGATGAGCATGTAATTGTTACAGCGCCAGATAGATTTTTTCAAGATTCAATAGTTGTATTGTTAGTTGATTGGCCAGCAGATTTAATTGATCAAGCATTGTCATCTATAAAAGGCAGTCAAACTCGTATTGCGATACACATATTTGACTACAACGATAGTGACTATAATTGGTTAATTGATGTAGCTAATCAAGCAGATGTAATAGCAATTAACCTAAATAGCATTAATCACATTGATTTGATTAAGGGACATCTAATATCAAAATCAAAAAGTTACTACTTTGGTAGATTAGGAATTAACAAGATTTTTTCCAATTTTACTAATGACCCAATTGGGGAATTATTAGTTAAGATTGGTCAAAAAATATCGCAAATGGAGGAAAAATGAGCGATCGAAACGATGACTTTGAACGTCAAGGTCTATACGTCAAAGTAAAAAACAATGACGTAAACAAAGCTATGCGTAAGCTTAAGAAGATGATGACCGCAGAGGGAATCTTCCAAGAGTTACGCAAACGTGAATTTTACGAGCCACCAAGCATTCGTAAGAAGCGCGAAAAGGCGCAGGCCGTAAAGCGTTGGAAAAAGAAGCAAGCAGAAATTTCAGAAAATCTTTGAAATAACTCTTGTTTATTTTAAACTAGTAATTATATATAGTAGCGTAAAACAGTGCCATGAGGGCTGTTTTACGCATCTTGCTTAACAAAGGAGAAAAAGATGAATACACTTACTAAGTTTGACTTAACCCCATTTAACCGTGCTACAGTTGGTTTTGATCGCGTATTTGATATACTTGATCGCCAATTTGCTAATTCTGTAAGCACAACTTATCCCCCATACAATATTATTAAGGAAGCAGAAGACAACTACAAGATTGAAATTGCAGTTGCCGGTTTCCGTGAGGATGAGCTAGACATTACTGTTAAGGATTATGTCCTTACTGTAACTGGGGAACAAAAGCGTGAAGAGAACGCCGAAGGTCCAACTTACCTTCACAAGGGTATTTCTGCTCGCAGCTTTACACGCACATTTACTTTGGGCGATCATGTTGAAGTAAAGGGCGCAGTAGTTCAAAACGGACTACTTGTTATTAGCTTAGAGCGTGAAGTTCCAGAAGAAGCAAAACCAAAGAAAATTTCTATCACTTTCCAGAAGTAAAGCCGTTGAACGGAAACACCGCGTAAGAGTTGGTATTGGGTGGTCTTACTTCACTTAAACTTACAGGCCTGTAAATTTTTCAGGTGTGAACTTTGATCTTAATGTAGTCCCAAAACTGGAAAGCACAAGTGGACGGGGAAACCTGTCCACTTTTTCATTTGCAATACGATACAATTATGTTATAGTAAAGTCTAACAGAGGATTAAAATGGCTAAGACACAAACAACTACCAAAGTAAAAGTAAAGCCCCGCACGGATATTGAACCACCACGTCAGTTTAAAGTCATTTATCTAAACGATGAAGTTACTACAATGGACTTTGTTGTCCAAACTCTTATGGAAATCTTTGATCATAACGAAGAATCTGCAATGGACATTACTCAAAAGATCCATGAAGAAGGCAGTGCTGTTGTTGGCGTTTATTCATTTGAGATTGCTGAACACAAAGGTGTTGAGGTTACTGTAATGGCGCGGGCTAACGGATTTCCTTTACAGGTGAAAGTTGAGCCAGAATAAGCTTTTCCTCAGTTACAGCTTAATTAAAAAGATTAAGGAAGTAACTGGGAAAGAGTTTGATTGGAAAGCAGGAACAGGTGAGGGCTGGCGAGTAGAAAGAGATACTGACGCGAGCTATGTTTTCAATATTATTTTTGATAATGATGAATCTAAAATTATGTTTTTACTAAAATATGGAAATGGAAAATAATGGACGTAATGTTTGACCTCGAGACACTTGACACAAAACCGAGTGCAGTTATTCTTAGCCTTGGTGCTATTAGATTTGATCCCCTAGAAGACGGAATCGATCACAATGACGGACGTTTAAGTATGCGCCTAGAGATTGATCCACAATCGGGTATGGGAAGAACTATTTCTGAAGACACAATTGCTTGGTGGGCTACACAAAGCAAGGAAGCGCAAGACGCTGCATTTGGTGACGATAACAGAATTCCAGTAATTGAGGCAGTAGAAAAGTTTCACAAGTTTGTATGGGGTTGTGATAGGATATGGAGTCAAGGCAGCTTTGACGTAAACATTATGGAGCACCTATATACAAGTATTGGAAAACCATATACTTGGCAATATTGGCAAGTACGTGATAGTCGTACACTGTTTGACTTCGTAGATGGTGCTATGGATCGTACTAAGCATCACGATGCAGTAGAGGATGCTATTGCACAAGCAGAAGCAGTACAACGGGCATTGCGTAAAATTGGTTGGAATGGAACGCGACTTTAATATAGAACGCGACTTACAACGTTCTGATAAAATACTTGAAAAAGTAAAAGGGTATGTTTACGCTCAAGCTCTTTATGCTGCACTCTGTAACAATACTTGGTTGCCATTAGATGTAATGAAACTTCTTAAAGATGATGGGTTTATGTGTAGTTGGCGTTATGCAGGGGGTCTAGTAGCAAGACTTAGGGGACACGGGGATTACATGGATTTCTATTGTTCTAGTTTAACAAACGATGTTTATATTCCTGAAGGTGTAGTTATTGATGAGATTGAAAACGATTTGAAAGAAGCTGGTTGGGTATTAAAGCGTAATTAATTTTGGATAATAAATGGGGAAGATTGAATCATCTGGTCTTCCCCTTGGGTTACTAACATAACGTATTCCATCAATAGTTTTATCACATGCTTCATCGTGATAATGACCAAAGCACCATGTAGTTATTTTACCATTTGTGTCGGCTTCTAATACACGATTTAAATTAGAACTATACATTTTAGTTGAATCACCAGTTGCCATATAGCTTGACAGATTAAACAAATCTTTTCTTGGAAGCGTATGTGTAACTACAACTATTTCATTAATCATTTCTGCTTTATTAAATTCACTAACAATATTATATAAAAATTCTCCGTTTTCAACAGATTCATCCCAAATGCTAATAGCAACTTCATTTGGTAAATTATATAAATTACAAAACTCGTCTATTTGTTCGTATTTAGGTATGTGTGGTTCAGAATAATCAAAACTCCACCAACCATTTGTACCAACAATTGCTACATTATCAAACACACAAGTTGAATCCCACAAATATGTAATATTAGATTTTTTGCTGAGCTCTTCTTCTAACCATTCACAATTTTTTACAATGTTGAAATAGTCTGGTTTGTGTTCGTGATTTCCATCAACAAATATAACCTGTTTGTAATGGTATGATAATTGGAATAAAAAGTCTCTAGTAGTTGTTATTTTTTTTGAAACATCACCAGCCACAATACAGTTTAAGCTGGTTCCCAATCCTTTAAAATTCAATTTTTGATCTGCATCCCACAAATCAATGTGGAGATCTGAAATTAAGTCAAAATCCATTATAACTTATTTACTTCAAATTGACTGGTATGCAAATTTTGCAGTTGTAATTCTATGTTGCAAGTGCTAAGTATATATGCAATGCAATATGAAAAGAGGAAAAAGATGATGATCGCAGGAATTGGTAGACTTTTAATCAATGGTGTATGTAGAGGAAATGAGAATGACGGAATTGTCCGCATGTTTGAAGTAGAATATGCAAAGGATTACCGTGCAGCAAGGCGTGCTGGTGTACACATTGATAGACATTTCGTAGAAGAGTTCCTAAAAGCTACAAAATAAATTGACTTTATAAAGTTGATTAAGCATAATAAATTCATGCTCGTAGTATTTGGAAAAGAAAACGCAGACAAGCTCAAGGATCGTATGACGCTTCTTGAGCTTGATACATTTATGCAGGATGGATTAGAAAGTCCTGTTACAGCTTATGCTGTGTTACAAGTTGAAGATATTCCGTTACAAGAACTTCCGCAACTTGAAAACATGACAACTTTACATAACACAATGTGGACAGAATATCGTGCTCGTAGATTTAGTTTCTGTGAGCAGGCTATGGAACATTTACGCGGTAAATGGAAAGGGACGCTTGACAGTTTTTATGATGAGTTTAGTCAAAGAATTAAAACTTTGGAAAACTCTTCTCTTGATGAAAATTGGACAGGTATTATACATAAATAAATTTTTAAAGTACTTGGGTAATCCAAGATGAAAAAATTAGGTGTTTAATATTTTTATTAAAAAGGTCATATGAAAATATGACCTTTTTTATTAAATACGCTGGAGAATAATATGGACTTAGAAAAGCAATTTATAGCTATGGGAATGACACCCGTGCAAGCAAAAGAACATGCAGATAATTTTGTTAAAGGGTTAAAAGAATTAGGACTGTCTGATCAAAAAGAACAGCTAACAGAGGCTGTCCCAGCTACTATGAGAATTGTTTCTAGCAACAATAATATTGCTAAAGCTTTATTAAGCGTGGGAGTAAAAGCAAACTTAGTCCAAATGTATGAACCTCATTTAACTAAAACAATGCAGGAATTTTTCATTAACAATAAAAATAGAAGAGCAATGTTTTTAGCACAAATATTACATGAAAGTGCAATGCTATCAGCAGTAGTTGAGAATTTAAACTACAGCGAACAGGGTTTAGTTACTACTTTTAAAAAGTACTTTGATCGTAAACGAGCTCAACGTTATGCACGTAAACCACAACAAATAGCAAACTATGTGTATGCTAACCGTATGGGAAATGGCAATGAACAATCGGGGGATGGTTGGCGTTTTCGCGGCAGAGGTCTTATACAATTAACTGGCAAGGACAATTATGTTGCTGCTGGAAAAGGATTAGGGGTTGATTTGTTAAAGAATCCAGATTACTTGTTAAGCCCAGAAGGTGCATCGCGCTCGGCGGGTTGGTTTTGGAACAGTAGGAATTTAAACAGAACTGCTGATGCAGGAAATATACGAGAAAATACACGTTTAATTAATGGTGGATTTAAAGGATTAGATCATAGAACACAATTATATAATTCATTATTAAGGGTGTTGTGATCGATATAAATCATAATAATACTTAAAGACAGTGATGTTGTTTTCTATCTCACTCGCCAAATATTTTTTTTGTGTGTTATTAAAAATATCATGCAGTATTTTAAACTCAAAATTTTGAAACTCTTTAGAATTATATGATTCAATATCTGTAATAATTGATTGATTAATGTAGTTGATATCATTTTGATTCAAATTATTAATAAATTTATCAAACATTAGTGGTTCTTTAGTTTTATTGTGTTTTAATGCTTTTTCTAAATTGATAATCATTTCATCTCTTATAGTTTTTTCAAACCCATTGTAAAAGTAATTCCTGTTGTATAATAATATTTCTTTCATTTTATCCAACATCTGATGAATCTCAAATTCGCTTAGGTTACCAATGTAATCAATAATTTCTAAAATTCTTTTTAATCTTTCATTGTGATCTAAAATATCGTCATAATCTTCTGGCCAAAAATCATTAAATGTTTTGAACCCATAATCCTTTAAGTACTTTAACGCTCCAGGGCTTGAAATTAAGATAAAAGGCCTACAACAAATAATAGGTCTAAACACTTTTTCAGTTAGATGTATTCTTTTTTCGTAAAATATTCTTTCAGTTACTAGATGACAAAATGAATTAATGAAATCTTTAGGGCTTATTGTATAGGAGTAATTTTGACTAATTGTTTCATCAACATTATGAAATACATCTACATCTACATTGTGACAACTAACTATACTTTTATCTAAAAAATTATCAAGCAAGTGTTTTGCAATTATTAACCTATGTTCCCTATTTTTTAGTATGCGATTATAGCTACTAAATATTTTTGTAGGTCTCCAATTATTTTCAAAGTAAGATGCATGTTTGTAAAATCTATACCATTCTAAAGATAAAAATCCGTTACTAAACCAATAAAAATCAGCCCAACCAGAGGTAGCAAGCAGAGTATCTTTATCAACACTGTTTTTTTCGCTATTACTTAAAATGTGACTAGGGTTAAATCTATTCAACATATAAATTTTGTACAACCATTGTTTTTTAAATTCCGAAAAAAGTATTGGTTCTTGATCATGAAATAATATTTTACTCTTTGTTAAATTAGGGTACATATCGCCAAACAAATCATACTTAAAAGTAGGATCACCAAAATTAGCAGGATTGTTTTCTCCTAAATTTGGATAAATTTCAAAAGAAATATTATAATTGTTATTTTTGCAAACATCAATTAGTATATGATATAAGTTATAAAAAGGATCATTCATGTTTTGTATTTCAATAATTGGATTAGGTAAGCTTGGTAAACCAACAGCGGATCTTATGATAGAACTTGGGCACGATGTTCGTCCATACGACAACGCATTCGATACTGGTTATCTATTTGAAGAAGCAATACGCGACCGCGATATAATATTTATTGCAGTTCCAACACCACATGATGCAGAATATGATGGCAGCAAACAAATTAGTCATTTAGAACCAAAAGATTTTGATTACAGTATTTTAGAACAAGTTGTAAATAATTGCCAACTCTATCAACCTAACATTCCAGTTGTTATTATTTCAACAGTATTGCCAAGTACAATACGCAGACTGTTTGGAAAATATGGGGACAAAATTATCTATAATCCATATCTCATTGGAATGGGTTCAGTTAAAGAAGATTTAAAGGATCCTGATATTTTAATTATTGGTACACATGATGGGAAACCAAATGAAATTACAGATACATTGTTAACCATTTATAATCAAATGCACGACTATGCTTTTCCTTACGAAAAGATAAATATAGGTACTTGGGAAGAAGCAGAATCAATTAAGATATTCTATAACACTTTTATCTCCGCAAAACTTGCTCTTGTCAATATGATACAAGACGTTGCTATGAAAACTGGTAACATGAATGTTGATGTAGTAACAAAAGCACTGCAAAATTCAACAAAACGTATTACAAGTTCTAAGTATATGACAGCTGGTATGGGTGACGGCGGTCCTTGTCATCCCCGAGATAACATTGCGCTACGTTGGTTAGCACAAGAACTTGATTTAGGATATGATATATTTGCAACTATTGTTGCATCTAGAGAAGTACAAGCAAACAATTTAGCAAAATTTTTAGTTAAATTATCATTAGAAAACTCTTTACCAATCTACATACACGGTAAAAGTTTCAAACCCGGCGTTCCTTATACAGAGGGCAGTTACAGTATACTTGTTGGGGAAGGTATTAAACGTATAACTGGTCAAGATCCAACCTATATCGATCCATTAACAGAAAAAGAACTTCCTATGGATGTTAAAGGTGTTGTTTTATTAGCCCACAATGCTTCTGTTACGTATAACTATACTAGTAAGTATACTAACGATCTATACACTAATTTTATGGACGGTAGTATCATCGTAGATCCATGGCGAACATATAAACCCCAAGATCAATCAATAAAGGTAATACACTATGGCAATTCAAGGACCAGCACTACCTGGTAAAAAACATCTACCATACGGGGGTGCTAGAGCAATCAATAATCACGTAATTACTGAGTTTATCAATTTTGTACTGGGTAAAGATTTTCAACAGCAAACTAAACAACCAGATATAGTTGACGACTTTTTAGATAACTATGTTAACTGGTTGTCTAATTCTAAAATAAATCTTTTAACTGGGTTTGACAAGTTTCCATATAAAACTTATGCAAACGGCACAACAGAAGTTTTTGATAAATGGTATATAAGATATAAGCATAGAAGATTGCGTATATTTCGTGGTGAATATATGTATCATTTTGCAACTTACAGAAATTTAGATATGCCTTACAAATGGTTAGAAGATGAACCATTAAAAGAAAATGATCATGTTATTATAAGCTTGCCTTTTGCAGATTCAGGTAATATACGTCACGAAACAATTAGCATTTTAAATACTGCTGTACTGTTAAATGTACCAGTTTTAATAGATGCAGCATACTTAGGATTAACGCATAATCTAGAATTTGATTTTAGTCATCCAGCAATTGATACGATAGCTGTTAGTTTATCAAAAACATTTCCAGTAGCACATTTACGTATTGGTATGAGATTGATGCGAGAAGATTATGATGATGGATTAGACATTTATCATAAAACTGGATATCAAAATCGTTGGGGCGCTACACTTGGTAATCAACTAATAACTAATTACAGTATAGATTATAACCCAACATGTTATGAACACTGGCAAAGATTTAAATGTCAAGAAATGAATTTACGCCAAAGTAAAACAATATTGTTTGGCCTTGGCGGCGATGAATACAAACAATATAATCGTGGCGGATTATACAATCGTTTATTTTTAGGAGATTTCTATGAACAAAGCATTTGATTGGACTTGGATGAAGGGGTATGCACCTTGGGTAATTGATCATGTCGATGAAATAAAAGCATTGCCTTATGCTAGGGAAAAGTTCAATAATGATGAGCAATTTAGAGCTTGGGAGTTAATAGGTTTTACCCCACGAACTGGTGCATTATTTGATATGCGTCATACAAATCAACCAACTCTTACACAAAAGCTAATAGCCTTTGCTCTCAAGGAAGGTTTAGAAAATGTTGGTGTAAGTTACTATCGTATGGATAGAGGAGATAACCTTCCTTACCATAAAGATACATATAAGAAATACATTGAATTATTTGATTTAAAACAGCGCCGTAAAAACATTGTTCGTTTTGTATTCTTCCCAGAGATAAGAATGAACGGGCACATCTTAGAAATTGACGGAAAGCTAATAGATTGGAAAGCTGGAGATTGGATTGCTTGGAGGTATGATACACCACATATGGCAGCTAATCTTGGAACAGAATCACGTTACACTATTCAAGTTACTGGAGTAATGCGTGAAGATTTCGAGTAATAACGAGTGGGATAAGTTAAAATCAATCGTTGTTGGAACTGCCAGCGGTGCAAACTGGCCAACAATGGATCCTACTTTTTCTATTAATTGGGAAGCAACTTTGTTTAAAGAACTTCCGCATCCAAAAGGTCCTGTGCCACAGCATGTAATAGATGAAGCAAATGAAGATTTAAATGAATTATCTAAAGTTTTAGAAAGTGCTGGAGTTAAAGTTTATCGTCCACATAATAACAATTATGCAGCATTGGTTGGAAATACTCGTTGGACAACTGATCAAATGTACGGCTATTGCCCGCGCGATACACATTTAGTAATTGGAGAAAACGTAATAGAAGCACCGATGAGTTATCGTTCAAGACAAATGGAAGCAGATGTTTTAAGTGAAGTTAGACAAAAAGCAATAGAGCATGGTAGTAATTGGGTAGCTGCTCCAAGACCTGCTTTACCAATTGGTACACATTATTTGGCAAATGAAAAAGTACTGCTATCAGAAAACGAACCTATATTCGATGCAGCTAATTGTTTGCGATTAAACAGAGATATTTTATATCTTAAAAGTTGTACTGGCAATCGACGTGGAGCAGATTGGTTACAACGATTTTTAGGTAATGAATATAAAGTTCATGTGTTAGATGATATATACGCATACTCGCATATTGATAGTACCATTGCTCCAATTAACGAAGGTTTAGTAGTTCTCAATCGTTCCCGTATACGTTTAGAAAATATGCCAGAAATATTTGCTAAACAAAAATGGGATATTATTTGGTTTGATGATCCTGTTCCAATTCCATTTTTTCAATATCCATATGCTAGCCCATGGATTGGTATGAACTTATTAATGCTGGATCCTAAGACTGCTATAGTGGATAAACATCAAATACATTTAATAAAAGAGTTAGAAAAGAAGAAAATAGAAGTATGGGCTTTAGAATTACGACATGCAAGAACACTTGGTGGTGGTTTTCATTGCGTAACACTAGATCTACACAGAGAATAATAAGTATATAGAATCAAGGAATTTAAACATCAATGAAAGATCTTAAGGATTTAGATAATTTTTCTTTAACAAGCACAAGTTTACAAGCAATAAACATTCCAAAAGCACAAACAGTAATTATGGCTGCTTTTAAAGAACTTAACCATCAACCAAAAGACGTATTGTCACTAAACGAAAATTGGGCAACGCTATTCTTAAAAGAACAGGGATTGTCTGTTACTTTAATGAATGAACACAAAGCTAATAAAAAGTATGATACCATATTAGCTTTAGATGAAACATTGTGTAGATACTCTAGCGAATCAACACAAAAACAAGGTATCGTAAATCTTCTAAGTTTGTTAAATGACAATGGCATAATGCTTATCAGTCTAAGAGACTATAGAAATGGTAACTTCCACCGTAGACCATTAGGCGACACTGTAGTAAACGAAATCGACGGTGAACAGTACGTTACTGTAGAAGTTAATGAACACAATCCACGAGATAAACAATCGTGGAATCAAAAAATGTATTCAATATGCAATAATCAAATATTTGATGTGATTAATTGTGGTGATAGGCGTACTCTTTATTTTAAGCAACTTGCGAAGTATTCAAATGATTTCAACAATACAAGTTTTGGAGTTTTTAAAGATTTGTATTGGAGAGGTACTTGGCGCAGAACTCCAGAACACTTATTATGGATCAAACATAAATGATAGATGCAAGCGAGATTGAAAAAGAAGTTAGATTAAGTATACAAGCTAAAATTAACTCTCTAGTTAAGGACGATCAAGTTTTAACTCTAGTATCTAGGATAATAGATAGCATTGTTTCTGAACGTGTGACGTCTATTATTAATTCACAGTTAAACAACTTATTACAAAAAGGTAAACTAGAAAAAGAGCTAGATTTAAAATATGATGATAAAATCAAAACTGTAATTGAACAAGAAGTTAGATCTAAAGCTGCTCATGCTGTAGCAAAGATTGATTTAGCTACAGAAATAGGAAAGCAACTTGAGCAGACTATAAACAATAAATTAAAAGCTATTGCTTTACCTGAAAAAGCTATTAAACATTCAAGCATAAACTGGGATGGGTTTGAACTATCTGCTAATGCGTTAGCTGAAGGTACTATTCAAAACTTTAACAGTACTGGTATACAGGATGCGGCTACTCAAGTTGAATTAACTGTAGTTGATGGCAGCGTTATTGTTGAAAATAGTTTAGTTGCTCGCAATGTCGTAATAAAAGAAAAAGTAGTTGCTGAAGAATTAGTAGTTGGGGATTTAAAAATTAATCGCCAGCTTATAATGAATGAAAGTATCAATAAGCAGTTCGTGTCTTTAATCAAGGATAATATAACTACAGAGTTATCAAAAAGAAAAATTGATATTGCTGCCAGTCCAATTTACTTAAATGACAAAGAAGTCTTAAACGAAAATACACTGGGTTCAAACATTATCAATAGTAATTTGCGTAAGCTTGGGCGTTTAACTGAATTAAACGTAGGTGGCATCGCGCAATTTAACGATACGCTTTTAGTTACAGACGTTGGTAAAATTGGTATTAATACATCTGAACCTGAAGGAGTATTAACACTTTGGGATGACGACAGTGAATTAACCATTAAACGTTACAAAAAGAAAAATATGTATATTGGTACTATGCGAGATACTGATTTAAGTATTGGCACAAACGGTAATGTAAACTTGCTATTAAGAAAAGATGGCACAGTTGAAATGAATAACATACAACTAAATGGACTAAAAATATCAGTATCAAACAAGATACCAACTGGCGTTGGAACTCCAGGAGAACTTGTAATCATGGACAATGCTGGAGAAAATGAACCATGGGCATATCGCTGTTTAGGTAACGATCGTTGGAAGGCTATTAAATGAATATTGCTTTCTGTATTGGTAACGGACCAAGTAGCAAAGCAGTTGATTTAACCAAATTAAAGAATGCTGGTCCTATTTACGGTTGTAACTCATTAATTCAAACGTTTGATTTAGATAATACCATTGTAGTTGATCGAGCATTGCTAATAGATTTAATAGCACAGGGATATAATAAAAGAACTAATATCTATACACGTAAACGTTGGGCACCACTAGTAGAGGCAGAAAACTTACATTTTTTAGATGAACCAATTAAAAATCCCGTTAATAAATGGGACAATGAAATACATTGGGGAAGCGGAACACACGCATTAAATTTAGCAGCAAAAAATCAAACTCAAATAATTGTTATGATTGGCTATGATTTATATAATTCATCTGTTGATCCAACTTGTTGGATATATCAAATAAACAAGTGTTTGGAGCTATATCCTGAAACGCAATTTGTTCAAATACAAAATAAGGATTGGGCTTGTCCCGCAGCGTGGGAAAATGATAACTTTTCTGTTGATACTTTTAAAAATTTACTAAAATTAATTAAAGGTCAATAATGTTACTTGCGGTTTTAAGCTATCCAAAAAATTATCATATTACACAAGTAGCAATAAAACATGCTATCAAATACATTCCCGATATAACAAAAACAGCAATTATTTGGGATGATGCACATAAAATAAAACCATCAATGCCTATGCATGAAGCTCTTACAAATTGTATATCGTATAATTGGAGTACCTTGCATAATGAAATACACTTTGATGGCAACAACTGGCTTGAACAACAGTTGGTTAAACTACATGCAGATTTGCTTTTAGATGAAGATGAATTTATTCTAATGGATGGTGATTTGATCATAAATCAAACTATTGATCCAGCAAACATAATGTACAGCAATAATCTACCACGTATGCATGGTAACTATAATCACGTAAGAGAAATTTTAGGTTTAGGTACATATGATTTTTCAACCAATCCGTTTATGTATTATAAGTCGCAATGGTTAAAAAATATAAGAACGTTGAGTGAAACCAATTCACATATGAAACTGACTGCTAAATTCAAAACAACTCCTTCTTTAAAGGAATGGAATCTCATGGCGCATTATGTTTTGGATGTACTAAAACTTCCAAAAAGAATTGAATACTTCCATAGACGTAGCATAAAAGCAGCTAATTTTAATCAATGTTATAATGATTACGAAAATTTTGTATGTGATGGTCCGGATAATATTGATTTGGCATTCTATGAAAATGAAGGCATCTTTATCGACAAAGCATTAATGTCCAAACTTGGCTATTGACAATGTTTTACAACATGTTATGTTATGTGTATGACAACACATCGTATCGGTTTCTGCTGCAAATATCTTGACAACGTTGACCAGCTCAACGGGTTCAAACCAAAAGATCCTGCCAAATTACTCAATACAGGCGCAACTACAGTGCGCTGGCTTACGGAGAACAAATCCAAAGCAGAAGACAAGTTATGGGAACTTATTCGTTACAACTTGCATTCTACATACAGGTTAGTAGAAACTGTGTCCAATTATCCGCTGCCGCTACGTATGATGCGCATCAGCAGCGATTTGTTGCCAGTTTACACAGAAAAAAATCACAAATACTTTTATGAACGCAAAGATGTTCAAGACTTCGCTGCTGCACAGTTTGCACGTATTGGCGAACTTGCACGTGCCAAAGATGTGCGACTCAGCTTTCATCCTGGTCAGTTTTGTGTACTTGCAAGTGAACGTGAGGAAGTTGTAAATAACAGTGTAGAGGAGTTTGAATACCATGTTAACATGGCTCGTTGGATGGGTTACGGCGCTAATTGGCATGACCATGGTTTTAAAATTAATGTACACATCTCAGGCACACAGGGAGCAGAAGGTATCATTCGCGTACTCCCCCGATTATCTACGGAAGCGCAGAATCTCATTACTATTGAAAATGAGGAAATGAAGTGGGGCTTGGATGAAACGCTTAAGCTCAAAAACCATGTGGCGATTGTTCTCGATATACATCACCATTGGGTTAAGAGCGGTGAATACATTCAAGCAAGCGATGATCGAGTTAAGATGATCGTTGACAGTTGGCGCGGAGTGCGCCCAACTATGCATTACAGTATGCCTAAGAGCGAGTTTGTAGCAGCGCACCTTAACAATGAAGGTTTGCCAGACTATCACGCCGCACTTGCTGCTGGTGTTAAGAAGGCATCACTCCGCGCACACAGTGACTTTTACTGGTGCAAGGCTGCTAACGAGTGGGCTGCTACATTTCATCCGCAGTTTGACATTCAAGCCGAAGCTAAGGCTAAGAACTTAGCAAGCAGGTCATTAGCGCAGTCTCTTGGGATTGTATGAAAATATACAAAGTTCATCCACATGATGTAGTAGAATTAACTGGTTGGTGTCTAGAAGTATTTGGCCCAGCTTATGCTTTGCCGCACTGGTGGAGAATAGAACGAATTAGCGGTGAATTTGAAATACCATTAAGGTATGAAATTAATATTCTAAACAACGATGATGCAGCATTATATGTTTTGAGGTGGGAACATAATGGTAGAGATTGAATATATGAAGTATAGACCTGCGGGTTATACAGATGATTTAGGAATTATTGCTGATCGAAATCAATGGGTACGGGAACAACCTGAAGGATGGTATGTCTTTTGTACTTTAGATAAAATGGATCCTGTAAAAAATTGGTTAGATGAAAATGATATACCGTATGAAAGGTGCAATTATCAATTTATCTTGACACGTGAACAGGACGTTGTTTTATTCAAATTGAGGTGGGCATGAAGAAGACTTACTTTTATCGTGTTAATAAAGAAGACATTTGGTATCGTGCAGAATTTGCAGAAGATACAGTAAATTGGCATGGGTGTGATCTTGAAGAAGTAGTTGAACTACAACCTGATGGCAGCGGTAAGTATAAGCGTTGCAGAGAAATGCCAATAAAGGAAGATTGCTTTTATAAGATTCCTGAGACTATGACGATGATTGCTCTAAAAGCAAGCCCAGTTGCGTTTTATGATCTAAAACAATAAAGCCCCTTACGGGGCTTTATTTTACTTCTTTTTAGTAGTCTTTTTTGGTGCTGCTTTCTTAGCAGCAGGCTTACGTGGTTTCTTTTCTCTAACAGGTTTAGATTCAACAACTACTTCTGGAACTTCAACTGATTCCACTTGTACGCCAAGATGTCCTACGCCATTGTGAACAACAGCACTGGGCTCATCCTTAACTTCAGTTTCGCCAGCATAACCAACTCCACTGTGAGTATTTGGTTTTGGATCATTGTAATCTAAACCAAACATTCTCTTAATAAATTTAAACATATGTTTTTCCTTTCTATGCTACTATTTATGCCAAGAAAACGTAGCACAAAATATTGACATTTCATGCTGCAATGCATATATTTGTATAAATAATGTTGCAATGCAAAAGGAATTAAAAAGATGAAAAAGTTTTTTAGCAATTTATTCCGTGGACGCACTAATGAGGAGCGTATGCTTAGTTATCTAAGTCAAGCAACTGACAGGGTGCATTTAGAATACTTGCAACGTCAGTGGGATAGAATGAGTTATAATGAAAGGTCAATGTGGTAATGTGGCCTTATAACGAAGAAGAATCTGAGTGGCTTAGCCACCCAAAGTATTAACATCAACAGGAGGATAATATGATGTTCGATTACCCAAGCTATGCCGACATGATCGGTTCAACACTTAAGACTATGTGGTCACCTTTGCTTCCAGAAAAGCAATATCGCGACACATTTAATGCCTTTATTGATGCAAAAGTTGATCTCAATAAGAGCATTTACGAAGCTAATAAGAGCTTTGTAGAAAAGGTTAATGAAGCTTACAAGAACTCACAATTTAAGTAAGCATATTTCTTTTTCTAGCTATAAATACTACGTTATGGCTAGAAACATTTTTAAGAAAAAATTCTATATGTGGTGGTTGTCAATACTCTTGACCGCTACCACATTATTTTGGGCCCATTACATGGGGTTCATTACAAAAATTTGGATTACAGATATTACCATGCTTAGTTCTGTAATTGCGTTAGGATTTTTATTTGCTAACGCAAAACTAGGATGGATTAGTTATCATTTAGATACAAATTATAACGCAGAACAAAAAGAAAAGCTGGTAAAAGAAACCAACACTGTTTGGTTCTTAAGCGAAATTGTTATGGCTATTGGTATGTTGGGTACAGTTATTGGACTTATACATATGTTAGCAGCAAACGTAGTTAGTGATGCAAGCAATACAAATGCGCTACAAGGCACATTAAGTAGCATGTGGAGCAGCATGGGATTGGCATTATATGTTAATGCAGTTGGTCTTATTGCCAGTATTATTCTAAAACTACAAGTGCATTTCATTGCAGGTGATTTGGACAATGAGGCATAA